ATGTGCAATCTCTACAATGTCCGGAGCAACCGCGAAGCGATCCTTGACCTTACGCGCGGCATGGTCGACCGAAGCGGCTGGAACGAACCGTCGCGCGACATCTATCCCGGCACGCTCGCACCTGTCGTCCGCGTCGGGGCGGACGGTGAGCGTGAGATGGTCATGGCGACCTGGGGCATGCCCTCGCCGCCGGCCTTCATCAAAAACTACGACCCCGGCGTGACTAACATCCGCAACACGAGCTCGCCGCACTGGCGCCGGTGGCTCGGCCCCGAGAGCCGCTGCGTCGTGCCGTTCTCCAGGTTCGCCGAGCCAAACCCGGCGGCCAAGGTCGAGGGGCAGCGGACACCGAACGCCTGGTTCGCACACCGCGATGAGCGGCCGATCATGTTCTTCGCAGGCATTTGGGCGCCGTGGCGCGGCGTCAAGAAGGTGCGGGACGGCGAGAGAGACTTTGAGCTTTATGGCTTCTTGACCTGCCCGCCAAACGCTGTGGTCGCACCGATCCATCCCAAGGCCATGCCGGTGATCCTCACAGACGCCGAAGAGGTCGAGACGTGGATGACGGCGCCGTGGGAGATCGCCCGCGAGCTGCAACGCCCACTGCCCGACGACATGTTGGCGATCGTGCCGCCGCCGGAGCGCCCGGAGTAGCGCCTCGCCGCTTGACCTCCCACATGAGAACGATACAAGAACGCCCCTTCCGAACAGGAGGGTATCATGTCGGGCCGCTCGATCACGATCGCCACGATCGCACAGTGCATTCGGTACGGGCACCGCATCACGGCGTACTGCCTCAATCTCGACTGCCGACACTCGCAGGAGCTTGACCTGCACGCCCTCGCCGAGCGCCTTGGCCCGGATCACAGCACCCTGCACAAGCACCTGGCGCCGCTCCTCAGATGCAAGGCCTGCGGCGGCAAGCGCGTCCAGCTCACAGTGCACCCGGATCCTCGCCCAGCGTGGAAGACCGCCGAGGAGCGAGGCGGCGCTTGACTATACACCATAACGGTGTATGTTAATTCCATCAGCGACGCGCTGAGCCCGCTCCTCGGGGCCAACAGTGGGAAGGATACAAAGATGACCCGCCTCGTCGTCACCCTCAAGGACAACGGCAGCGCCTACACCGGCTATCGCGTCGAGCTCGTCGAGGCGCCGGAACTCGTGGGCTCCGAAAAGCAGGTCGCCTGGGCCAAGGACATCCGCGCCAAGGCGCTTGACGAGGTCGCCGACATGGTCGCTCGCGCCGCTCAGGCGCACGGCATGAGCGTTGGCCCGATCCGCCTCGACGATCCGGCCGAGTGGATCGATGAGACCAAGGCCAAGGCGGCCGCCCTCACCGAGAAGCTCGCCGGCGAACGGGCCCTCATCAAGATCTTCGCGCAGTCGGGCGCCAAATGGTGGATCGACCGCCGCGACCTGGGTCTTGCTGCCCTCGCGAAGGAGGTCCGCTGATGTTCGTCGCTCCCCGCCCTCGCATGGCGCTCCTTTCCCTGGTCGAGGCCGGCCGTCAGGCCGGTCTCTACCTCGAGGCCAAGATCACCCGCGGCCGCGGCTGGCGCAGCCGGCATGGCCGCGACGACGGCTCCCAATGGGCGTGGATCGGCATGGATGCGCAGGTGCATGGCCGCGCCATCGGTTACGAGTTGATCCATGCCGCGAAGTACCTGACCGGCTACCGGACGCGCGAGGAGGCTTGATCGTGGACGTCTCACCCGAGACCCAAAGGCTCAGAGACGGGGCCTTTTTCGAGGACTGGTCGGCATGGCGAGACCTGGGCGGAGGCCCACGATATACCAGCCATCCGGTTGGCAAGCGTCCGACGGGCAGACCCGTCTATAGCTGCACCCTCCATGGGAGGGCCGTGCTCTTGGATGGCGCGCCCGGCTTCGAGGTCGCGTTGCCACCGGACAGTCGGTGCGTGCGCCTGATCGAGAGCGTTCAGGGTGCCCGTAAATGGCCGCGCGGCCTGGTCAGAGAGGGGCACGTCTGGATGTGGTCCGTGCCGGCGGAGCGGTGGCGCGAGATGCGCAAGATACTGCCGATCCTCAAGGGGATTATCACAGTCAAATACGCCAAAGAGGGCGCCCCCGCATGACCTATCTCTGGCATTATACCATCGACACCGGCCATAGCCGACGCTCGCCGCGAGACGAGATACCGGAGCACGTATTGCGCGCCATGCGGGTGCATTTGTCGCGAGCGCTCGAGGACGGCCGCGATCCGGTCCCGACGCTCGCGCCGTATCGCCTGCGCGCCACATCGCACGGTGGATTTCTCGTGGCGACGGTCGAGGATGGCGACGGCATGCCGCTGGCGACCCTCGGCGTCGCGCCTCGATCGCGGGGCGCGGACAAGCTGTGGCGTAGCCTCCATAAGGCGAGCGCGGGAGATATCGGCCCAATGCCTGATGCGCCATGGCTCGCGGTGCGGATCGATAATCCCGATCTGCTTATCCCGGCCGCCTCGTGGTTAGCTGATTACGAGCGCTGCATCGCCTGGGCATGGATCGAGATGGGAGACGCGCCCCGTGGCTGATCACGATTGGGAGGCAGACCCGCGGCCATTTAGCGAGTGTCTCAAGGCATGGGTCGCCGAGCGCGGTTGGACGCGCAACCAGGCTGCGGCCGAGCTGCGCGTGCCGCGCTCCACCTATGACAAATGGTGCGACGGCGGAAAATGCGACCGCGAGGCAAGCCTGCGACGGCTGATGACGCTGATCGACCGCGCCGGCCCCTGAAACGTGAAAAAGCCCCGCCCGGCCGAAGCCGAGCGGGGCAAGTCAGGCAACAGCCAGAGTGGCGCTGGGAGCCACTCGGCATCCGGACTGTCCGGATCTATGAGGCGCCGGAGCGCCAATTCTCAACAGCGGTTGATGGGAGGCGATGGCGGCAGGCTGTCGCGGAGCTTGCGTGCCCAGCCGACGGCGAGGTCGCCGCGTTTGCGAGGCGCTTCATATCCCATTAGATACGTGGCCCGGGGCAATTTTGGGCGGGAGGCTGGCATGGAGTTTATCTTTGCGTCTATTTGCTTTTTCGCTATTGCAGCGATAATTTGGAACTTGGCGGCCGCCGCTTTCTTCGGAGACAAGGAGAAGCGCAAGGCGCTAGCCGGATTCTTCTTAGTTATTGCAGCTATTGCCGTGTATGCTGGCATGGAATACGCCGACTATAATTCTCGCAGGGCAGGATTTATCGACAACAAAGACCGCATCGCTGCCGAGAAGGAGGGTTTTTCACGGGCTGATGAATGGCGCGCTTTCAACGAGGAAAAGCTCGCGAAACAAAAAGCCGATGAAGAGCAGAAGGTGGCGGCATGCCGATCTGATCTCGAATGCTGGAGCAAGAAAGCCGTACAGGTGGGGATATCCCTTTGTCTAAAGCGGGTCCAAACAATGGCCGAGTACGAATATGAGTGGCTTGGGGGGGTATTTGATCGGCTGTCGAGAGTTCGCTGGCAGGATAAAGAAAATGGCATTATCACGCTTATTGGAGACAAGATTGCGATGCGGGATGAATTCGGCTCGTGGGCGCGCAAGATGTATGAATGTGACGTCGACCCCGTTGCGGAACCCTATGATAAGAGGCTGCTAGAAGTCCGGATTTATTGAGCCCTCACGCGCAACTCAAATCTCGCGGCGCTCGCTGATCCCTGGCCATTCGAACAACTGAGCGATAAAGTGGCCCGTGGGCTCAACATGTTCTTTGCGGTGGGGGCGGAAGGGGAGCGGACGGTGGACCGTCGCGCCAGCGACGCGCCCAGCGGATCACGGCATCGCAGATCGTCATGCCGCACAGCCCGAGCAGGAAGCCCACCGAGCCCTCGACATCGCCGAAGGGGTACCCCCAGAGCTCAAGCCAGCGGCGGACGAAGTGTGCCGTCGCGGGCGTGCCGTAGCCGGCCGTGAGGCCGCCGACCACCGCCGACGAGATCCGGGCCGTCCAGGTGTAGGAGGGATTGATCAGGCCCCGCACGATGCCGCCGGCTACCCCCGACGCGAGGTGAACGACGTTGACGCCGAGGAACACCAGGTTGCCCGAAGGCGGCTGCAGATCCGGCATTACTGTCCCCTTGCCCCTTGCATCAGGCGCGCCCTGATGTCCTCGACCCACGCCCGGGCGCCGACGATCCGGCGGTTGGCGATCGTCAGCGCCGCTGTGGTTTCGGCGAGCTTCTGCCGGGCGTCGTCGCCTTCCCGGACGGGTGGATGCGGCACCGGCTGGAATAGGGCGCCGGCGGTCGCGGTCGACGGTATATCTCGCGATGCCGGCGCATTACCGGTTGCCGTGCACGCGGCGTACATCAGCGCCAGTGAGGCGGCAGCGATCATCCGGCCTCTTCGCCAGATCGGCGGCATAGGCATCGTTCTTCCCCCTGAGTTCGGCCTGCAGCCGGTCGAGATCGGCCGTCTCGACCGCGACGATCTCGGCCGCCCCCTTGGCAATGGCGAGGTCGATCCGCAGCGTGGCGACCTCCGACCGGAGATCGCGGACAGTTGCGCCGCGGCCGGCGACGTGGTGACCGTAGAGAAAGCCGGCGACGAGCCCGATCGCCGCCAGGCCGGCACGGGACGTCGCCGCCGACACGACGGCGGAGATCATGACCATTCCCCGGCGCGGTAGCTCTCGACCTCGTCTCGGAAGATGTGACGGCCGACGAGGAAGAGGATGGCGCCTCCGATCAGGAGCAGCAGGGGCCAGTTGCCGGCGAGCGACGCGAACAGATCGCGGAACGGCGCGAGCGCGCCCGTGAACGAGCCGACCATATCGCCGATGCCCGTCAGCCATCCGAGGAAGCCGCTGATGCCCCCGGCCGGCTCAAGGGCCGCGTCGGCCGCGCCGACGCCCGCTGCCGTGCCCCCGATCAGCTTCGTGGCCTGCGCCGCCTTCGCGGCTGCGCTCGGCGCCGTCTTGGCCTCCGCTCGCGCCGTCGAGACCTCCCGCGGCGCAGCACGTGCCAGCGCGGCCCACGTCGCCTCGTCGAGCTCGGTCGAGACCGGCAGCCCGTTGTCGGCCTTGAAGGCGAGCAGCGCACCGCGCGTGCGGCTGCCCCACTTGCCGTCGACCATGCCCACCTCGGCATAGCCGAGATCGCGCAACATCCCTTGCAGGCGCATGAGATCCGCCTTCGACGCCCGGGAGGCATCCTTGCCCCCCGACACCTTCGCCGGGGCGGCCATCACGCCGAACGCCGACTTGGCGCGCGCCAGATAGGTGCGGCGCGCAGCAAGGTTCGTGAGTGCGCCGTTGAGCGCGCGCGTGGTGCCCTCGATATCGTCCCGGTCGGCCGCCGCCGTCATCCGGGCGGCGAAGTACCGCGCCGCCACCTCGATCGCCGTTTCCGGATCTCGCGCCAGCTCGGGGTTGCCCTCGAGATCGATGCCGGCCGCGGCACCGAAGCGCCGGTAGTTGTCGCGGCCGGTGAGCATGTACGCTCCGCCGCCGCGATAGCGCCAGCCGTCGCCGGGCGCCGTGTTGCCGAGCCTCCGGCCATAGACCTTCTCGGCGAGCGCCTCCGGCTTGCGCACGAACGGCTTTGCCGCGGCGTCCGTTTTGAACCGGGACGGCCACACCTGCCGGATCCTCGCGGCCGAAGTGTAGTTGAGGTTCTCGACCAGGGCGCGGAACCCGTCGGTCTCTTCGGCCATGTGCGCCAGGAAGTGCGCCATGCGCAGCGGCGTCGTGATGCCCTGCGATGCGGCATGCGTGTTGATGGGCCCGACCAGCTTCGAGGCGAGCGGAGCCGGCCCGCCTGCGATGGCCCGCAGGTCGGCGACGGTGACGGTGCGCATGGGGTCTCCTTCAGAAGCTCATCATTTCACGCGCGGGAACAGGGCGGTGGACGCTGGCAGCGAGAACTACCGCGAGCGCGACCACCATGAGAAATGCGATGGTGCGGGATATGTCGATGATCCGTCTTGGGAAATTCACTCTGTCGAGCTACCTGTCGCCGTTCTACCCCCTCCCGATGGGTGCATCGGCGGAATTGTCCTCGCGGCCCAAAGCCGCTAATGAGCGCGCTGCAACATGCAGCCCAACGACGGCTCCTACCGTCAGAGAATGGTCGAATATGAGTGACCTAAGCCAAGACGCGCGGACGCGCAAAATGCCGAGCCAAGTCGAGATGGCAATCGACGACCTGAAGCGGGCCCTCAGCCTCACCTGGTTCTGGGTCTCGCTCGGCTGGCAGGATATCGTCCAGCGCTATCGGGGTTCGATGCTGGGTCCGTTCTGGCTCACAATCACGACTGGCGTGTTCATCGCCGGTCTCGGGCCGCTCTACGCCCGCCTCTTCTCGCTCGATATGGCGCACTATCTGCCCTACATGGCACTGGGTGTCACGACGTGGGGCTTCATCACGGGCACGATCAACGATAGTTGCAACGCGTTCGTGTCGGCGAGCCATGTCATGAAGCAGATGAAGGTTCCACGGCTCGCCATCGTCTTTCAGGTCATATGGCGCAGCATCATCGCCTTCATTCATAACCTTCCGATCTACGTGATCATCTTCTTGTGGTTCCAGATACCGTTGACCTGGGAGACGCTGCTCGTCATTCCCGGTTTCGTGATCGTATGCCTCAATCTCGTGTGGATGGGGGTGGTTGTCGCTATCCTGTGCGCCCGCTTCAGAGATATCGCCCCTATTATTGGCTCCATCCTGCAAATCGGGTTCTTCATCACGCCGGTCATGTGGAGCTATAAGCTTCAGAACGTCAGTCCGTGGATCGTGAACATCAATCCGTTCGCGGCGCTCATCGAACTCATCCGGGCCCCGCTGCTGGGCGAGGTCATTTCAGCTCCCCTCGTCCTGCTCGCCCTGGGGTGTCTTCCCGTGGGCTTCGCGGTAGCCGCGGCCTTATTCGTGCGGGCGCGCCGGCAGATTGTCTACTGGGTCTGAGGCATTAAGCATGGCCGAAATTCTGATCGAAGACCTCCATCTCAGCTTTCCGGTGCTCCACACTGGACATCGTTCACTCAAGAAAACCATCGTCTCCACGGCGACGGGAGGCGCTATCCAGCGAGACGCGAGAGCCCTTCCCATTGTGCACGCGCTGCAGGGCATCTCGATGCACATCCATCCTGGCGATCGTATCGCACTCATTGGCCCGAACGGTTCGGGCAAGTCGACGCTCCTGCGCGTCATGGCCGGCATTTATGAGCCGACCGCCGGCTATATCCGTACGGATGGCGAGATCGTCCCGCTGCTCGATCTAAATCTCGGCTTAAACGGCGACATGACCGGCCGAGAGAACATCCTGACCCGCGGCATGTACCTAGGCATTCCACCGAAGGATTTTGAGCGGTTCGCGCCTGAGATCGAGGAGTTCACCGAGCTCGGCCCATATCTCGACCTGCCGGTTCGCACCTATTCGTCGGGCATGCAGATGCGCCTGTCACTGGGGGTCGCAACCACCCTGGAACCGGACATCCTGCTCATGGACGAGTGGGTTCTCGCCGGAGACGCGAAGTTCCTATCGAAGGCGCGCGAGCGGATGTCGCGGTTCGTAGAAAAAGCTAGCATCCTCGTGGTCGCCTCACATTCCGAGGAGATCATCAAGACTTGGTGCAACAAGGCTGTCTACCTGAAAGCAGGGGTCATTCAGGCAATCGGCAGCGTTGACGATGTCATGCGTGAATACAAGAAAGCTGCATAGGTAAGAAGTATCGAATGTCATTTTTTGGGGGGGCTGACGCAATGATCCGGAACCTGATGTCTCGACTGCGCACAGGCACCAGCGGCGAGCCTCGATACAAGGTCGTGTCGTTCTTTACGGAGGACAACGAATACGCAGAACATGCGGCGCGGCTCCGGGAAACTCTCGACCGCTGGCAGGTTCCTTACGAAATCGCCCCATTACGAAGCTCAGGTGTATGGGAGGCCGACTGCGCCCGAAAGGCCAGGTTTATCCGGGACGCTTGGAACGCTTCCGGCGTTCCTATCGTATGGCTCGACGCCGACGCAACGGTCGAGACTTACCCAAAGCTCTTCAATACCATCGATGCCGACTTCGCCGTCCATCGTTGGAATGGCTGGCAATTCGGCAGCGGGACACTCTATTTCGGCAAGTCGCCGGCCGCTGGAGCGCTGCTCGATCAATGGGTCCTTCGATGCGAAGCGGATCCGATAACGTGGGATCAAACACATCTCCAGTCGGCGTGGTGCGACACGGCAGCGACTCACCGACTGCGCACGTATTGGCTACCGCGCTCATACCTCCAGATATTCGACGCTGAGCAGGAGGCGGATCCGGTTATCAAGCATTGGCAGGCCTCTCGCGGGCCCAAGACCGATGGAAGAGCGAGTAGCAAGCCGCAGTTCGAAATCACACCCGAGGGCATTGAGCAGCGAAAATCCGGCAAACCGTGGCGCAATTCGGAGGAGGCATTCTGGATCTCCCAGGGCACCGCTCACATCAAGCCGGAAATCGGCCACGACTTCCCAGAAGGCTTCGATATCCGCCGGGTCCTTGATAATGCGATAGGTGGCCACTCACCAGTTCTTGAGATTGGATGCGGAGTTGGTCGGATAGCATCGCTGTTCAAACCGGACGAATATCTCGGTGTCGAGATCAATCCAACGGCAGTAAATGTCGCAAGGTCGTTATTGCCAGCACACGACATTCGCATCTTCGACGAAGGATATGCGTACCCTCCCGCTCCTTGCGTGCTGTTCTATACAGTCCTCCTGCACATAAATGACGATGTACTGCCAGGCATTCTTCGGAAGGCTGCAGGAGGTCGGAAGCGCTTCATCATCGCCGAGATTATGGACGACCGCTGGCGTCGAGACGGCGATCCCCCGGTGTTCAACCGGAACCCTGAGAGCTACATCCTGGCGATGCAAGCTCTTGGGTTCCGTTTGGTCCACGCGGAGAAGGCCGCCTACGCTCGTTACGACGTCGAGCCTTGGAATGTGGGCAGGGACAGTCGGTTGACAGTCCTCGCCTTTGAGCCGAATTCGACGCCTTAGGGTCACAAACCAGATAGCGGTATTCTGGTCGCCCCGATCGTCTCCTTCGCGATCGAGTAGCTGACCCACAGGTCCGTGGCGCCGATGGCAAGCGAGGCGTAGGAGGCGCCGCCCCCCTTGTATTCGCCGGGATAAGTCGGCGTCGTCGGTACGCCTTGGCGGACATACCAGAGCGACTGCCGAACCCGATATTCCTCTTCGAACAGAGCCAGATAGAGGGGGTCTCGGTCCGAGTTGAGGTTGCCCGTCACGGCAATGCGGCCATCAGGCAACCTAATGCCGTAGGCGGTGCTCGGCGAGTTCGGCAGGTCGGTCTCGCGGATATCGCTCCACAAAAGGCCGCCGTCGGTCGAGTATTGCGCCCACAGGTTGTTGGTCGGAGCTGTGACGCGGCGCCACAGTCGCACAAGTGCGTAGCCGTCCCCTTTCGCGTCAACCGTTGTCGGCTCGGCGAACAGATCCCCAGCCTGCTGCGCCCACATCGTCCAGGACACCGTCGGTGATAGTCCTGGGGTCGTGCCGCCCCATTGGCCGTAAAGGATCGCCTGTTCAAGCAGCGGCGGTCCCAGCACCGGGTCGTAGTCGATGGCGGCAACCCCGCTGGCCGGCGTGTAGCTCTCCGTCGAGATGCGGAACAGCGGACCTACAGTGCCATCGTCCAGGCACTCCCGAGCGCCGAGAAGAATGCCCAACATCTGGTTCGGCGCGATGACCTGATCAACGGCCGAGATGACGTAGAGCTTTCCTTCATGCTTGGCGAAGCACCGCGGATAACTGATTCGTGTACCGGCGACATAGCTCGCACCGGTGCCAGAAAATGCCGACTGCGGCGGCATGACGAGGATGGGCGCGGAGAAGGATACCGTCCCCGTGGGGCTCTGCGCCACGACCGTCATCTGGCCGCCCGCATCCTCGTTCGTCCCGCTGCTGCTGTTGGCAACCCACACGCGGCCATTATGCTCTGCGACTGCGGTATGGTGGCGGTACCGATGGGAAGCCAGATCGCCCTGGGTCGGCGCCGCGCCGCTCGGTGCGCCGACGGTGTAGTTCGTGAGGCTTGGTGCTGGCGCCGACAACGTTCCGCTTTGAGGCTCGCTCTGAAGCGAGCTGGGCCCCTGACCGCCGGCCCACGTGATCACCTCGCCGGCTACTTCGGTCACCCGGAGCTGCGTTCCAAGCGCGCCGCCCCAGGTGGCAGAGGCGCTCGATCCGTTGAGGTAGACCGGCTCGTTGTTGTTGCCGGGCCCCACGTTTGCATAGACCGTGTGGACGCCAGCCGCTCCAGGGATCATTTCCCCGGCCGCTCGCAGAATTGCCGCGGAATTCGCCGGTGGCGTCAACCACGCGCCGGCTCGCGCGCTGGTCTCATTGTCCAGGAACAGCGTGACCGCTGGGTGCGTGGTGTTGGCGCCTCTCGCAACCACGCCCTCCCACTCGACCCACAGCCGGTTATTCGGTCGGCTGACTTCAAAGGACACGGCCTGCAATCGCAGTCCCTCGTCGAAGCGCGGCGGCGTTCCGTCGAGAGGTATTGATGGTGTGGTGATCGAGGTCCACGTTCGATAAGGTGTCGCGACATGGGTCCCAAGCGGTGTGCCAGGCCGCGGGCCGAGCGGGCCTCCCACCGCTACCTCATCAATCGCATCCTGAACGGTCTGCGCGTCGAGGCCGCTGTTGGCGTTCTCATACCCAATCTTCGTTGCAGAGATCCCAGCGTTCGGATCGACATGCTCGTCAAGCAGGAAATTCTTAGCCATCTTCGCCCGGCCATCCGCGTCGGCTGACAGGGCGCCATCGGCGAGACCTTCCACGGTTAGCTTGCCGAACGATCCGTTACCGAGAAGAGGCTTCTGCGCATCGCCAACGGCAGGCGCCGGGACAAGACCGATCGCCCCTCCCTCCCCGCTGTCCCCCTGGAAGACCGGCGGCTCTGTATTATCGACCTTGCTCCATGCTACACCGTCGGAAATTACCCAATCGCCCACTTCCCAATCGGTAATGCCGCTGATATCCGTCGCTCCGGCAACAGCGACGATGTAGTACCATCCCTTGTTCCCGGGGGCCGCTGCCGGAACCGCAGGGGAGTTTGTGCCCGCGTTCCACGTGCCCTGATACGAGACAGCGCCGAGCACCGTCTCTGGCAGCTGGTTGGTCGGTATCTTCCCGCCTTCGTCGAGGCCAGCATAGCCGTTCGGTTCGCCCTTTCTCGCCGCATTCTCGGGCGCATAACCAAGGGCAGAGACGATCCCGTCGGTGGAGTTCAGTGCGCTTATTTGGGCCTGCATCCCATCGTCGGCATTGGCGCGCGTCTGTTGCTCAACCGACAGCGCGGAGTTCGTGGCGGCCTGACCGGCATACAGGTCGCTGAAGTTCGCGTTTGCCTTAGAGAATGCCTCGCGCAGCGGATCTCCATCTCCAGAGTTCGGCGCGGTGCCAATGTTGATGACCTGCTGAGCCATTGCAAAAAGCCTCCTGCGTCCGGCAGCCCCTCGGCGCCGAACGGCTCGATTTCCAGAAGTGATGATAAGGATCCCGCTATTGCGGGCCCGGCCATGTCACGGACTGATACGCCGCCAATGCCTCGGAATCATCCAATGCAGCCTTGACCGCTTGCCGTGCAGCCATCCTGACACGCTCAATTCTGGCAGCCGCCTTCCGCCATGCGTCTTCTTTCGCGAGGACCGATTCGGCGATCTCCGTGATTGATTTTCCGTCAACGCCGAGGCTGGCTGCGAGCAATGGAAAGTCGGCGGCCTTTGGTCGGCTGGCGGTCAGCGCTTCCCGCGCTTGATCAAGCCTGGCCAGATAGACGAGCCCATGGCCAGTCCCCGGAACGATGAAGCGCTGGTACTCCCGTTCAGCATCCTCGTCGATCGCGGCCAGAAGTCGTTCCTTGGCCACACCGATGGTGGAATGTGGCCCGCCGGGCGGTGTGGGAGCGGGATGGTACTCGCCGTCGATGTAAACCATACCGACATCAACGACGTCTGGCGCCGCCAGCATTCCGGCATCCGGATGAAAGCAGTCCTGGATACCGAACCCGTCGGGGACCGGGGCGACCTCGACGACGATGCCCCCCTGCAAACGCACTGCCTTCATACTACCACTCCACAATCACGAGGCCCGGAGAACCAGGCGCCGGTGTATTGCCATTGGCGGATCCACCGCCGCCTCCGCCAGGGGAATTCGACTGGCCACCAACGGAGGTTCCAAACCAGGTTCCCGAGCCCCCGAATGGTGCCGCCCCGCCTGCTCCGCCCAACCGATCGTTGTTGCCTCCACCCGAGTTGCCCGGTGATCCAGACAAGTTGATTGCACCTCCCGTGCCTGTGCCCCCCAAGCCGCGCGTCCCGAGATTCCCGAAGCCGCCCAGGCCACCGTCGCCGCCACTCGCGGAGCAGAACGCACCGAACGACGATGTCCCTCCAGCACCTCCGTTACCACCTGCCGCCCCCCCGCCGCCGCCGACTGTGACCGGTATCGACTGCCCCGGGGTGACGGCGAAGAAGCCCTCGGCGTAGCCGCCCCCGCCGCCACCACCGCCGGCCCAGCCAGCATTGGAACCACCCCCCCCGCCTCCGCCGCCCCAAACGCGTGCGCGCATGCGGAATACGTTTGGGGGAACGATGATAGATCCGGTCGAAGTGAAGATCTGGGCGCCTCTCGGAATGGCACCAAGCGTCGAGATGTCCATCGGCGAGAAAACCCGTCGGAACCGAAAGACCTGACCTGCATCCAAAACCACCTCAATGAGTTCGGAGGCACCCCAGTCACCGGCTGCAATCTCGCTGTCTCGAGGATAGCGAACGGGACGAGCGCCTAGGGCATTCACGTTGAGGGTCGCGGGGCCCGTGGAAGCCAGTGGAACGACAATCCGCAGAGGCGTTCCGATGATGGCGGAATAATCCGTGGGCGCCGGGTCGAGCGACAATGTCATCGCCGTGGCCGTTCCGCCAGCTACGATGTAGTTGAGGCTCTGGCTACGGATTGCAGCCTCGAAGATGGCCAGCTTTTGCGCCATATCGCCGTCATCTAACACGTCCTGGCCAGTCAGATCGGCCATGAATTGCCCGATCATCGCAGCCATGAATGCGGCCTGGCGCCACGTCTTGTTCAACTGAGGGGACTGGGCGATGCCCGCCTGAAAGCCCGTCTGGCGCGCCTGAAGGGCAGCCCAGCTCGCCTGGTCGAGCACGTTCGCGCCCGCCCCCGTGCCGAACGGCAGGAAGTCATTCGTTGCCATCGATGATGGTCCCTATGGGTCAGGAGGTGAAATGCTCCGGCGGGACGCCCCACGCGCCCTTGTCAAAGCCGCCGATGTATTCGTTCTCGATATCGAAGCCGAAGAGCGGCGCGTAGTTGACCGACGTGATCAGGTAATTGACGCGAACGCCTTCAGGCTTCAGCGGGATGTAGCCCTGGCTCAGGATGGCAAGGAACAGAATGGACGGGACCTTGCCGGACACGCCGATGGTCATGGACATGTCGTAGTTGTCGATGACGGACAGGTATGTCGATCCATCGGTGAAGATCGTGTCGAGCGCCTCCTTGATCGTCTCGTTGGTGCCGTCCCACTGGTTCGCGATGATCTTGGCGCGCAGCAGGATCCGGTAGGTGTCGTCGTCGAGCCGGTTGATGCCGGTTTCGCTGTCGTACGGCCCCTTCCAGATACCCTCGTCAAAACCCCTCCCCTCGGTGTCGAACGAGAAGTAGAGCCCGGGGATCGGCGTCTCGATGAAGCGGGACCGCCCGATCCACTCGCCGACGACGTCGAGTTGCGCCCCTATGGCCTGGTCGAGGTCGAAATCCTCGGGAAGGTCGGCCGTGAAGTCGGCGACGTCGACCATGACCTGGGCGACCGCCCGGACCGTCGCGACGAATTTCGGCTTGCCGCGGTGCCAGGAGGTGATGCGGCCGAGGTATTCCTCGACGTTCTCGGCCGGTGCAGGCGGTGCCGGCGCCACGTCCGCGGTGACGACCGTGCTGTCCGCCGTGAGCACGAAGCTCGCAGCGGTCGTGTCGAAGTCAGCCATGGGACGCTCACGGGGCGATGGAGACAGTGACGTCGGCGATGTCGCAATGCGACGCTTCGTCGAAGGCGAGCGTGATATCAGGCGTTCCCGGGCCGCCGGGCGACGACAGGTCGAGCGACACGAGGCGGAACGCATCCTTGCCGGCGATGCTCTTGATCGCCTCGATGACCTCGCCCCATTCGACGACGCGGGCCTCGCCGCCACCGATCTCGACGGCGTTGATATAGTCGACGGCCGCCTGCTTGATGCTCTCCTCGACGCCGGTCGTGTAGCCGGCGAGCGGCTTGAGCACGATGGCGACGCTGATGTCGACCTGCACCGGCCGGGAGAACCTGACGTCGTGGGTCACGCCATAGGCGTCGATCACGGTGACCGTGGTCGATCCGAAGGTCCCGGCACCCGGCGTCTTCTTGCGTGCGATCGTCTCGGCGATCGTCTGGGCATCGCCGCCCTCGACCACAAACGCGATCGAGTGCGACGGGATGCCGTTCACGTCCGTGATGTCGGTGTCGTTCTCGTAGACCCGGTACCGGTTGACGCCGCTGATCGACGCCACGGCGCCGACGATGCCCTCGAGGACGGTGCGCGAGGGCAGTGCGGTCGAGACGGCCTGCCGGCGCCTGAGCGCCGCATCACGCTCGACCGGCGCGCCCGGGACCGCATCGCTCGGATTGGTCACGGACTGCCACCCGCGCGTCGGCGTGGCGATGGTCGTGATGGTGTCCGGTGCGGCCTTCATGTCGCCGGGCTGCGCCGCGATCGCGGTGACCGTGATCTCGCCCGCCGGCGGAATGGTGACATTGACGGGGAGAAGCCAGCGGTTGCCGGCATCGTCGGCCGCGGCGCCGTTGCTGATCGTCGTGCCGGCGACGCCGACGATCCTGAGATCGACTGTCGACGATGTGGCGACGTTCCGCCTGAGGCCGTTGATCTTGACGACGCGCGACAGTCCGACGCCCTGCGCCGAGGAGGGCGAGAAGGCGTTGTAGACCGACACCGACATGCTGTTGGCATCGTGCAGGGCGAGCGCGAAGAGCGCGAGGAGCTGGCCGTCCTGGCTGTCGTTCTCGAGGTAGACGTCCTGGCCGTAGATGCCGCGGTATTCCGCCTTGAAGTAGTCGAGGCACGCCTGATAGGTCGGGGCATGGATGCCATTCTCGTCGATCGTGCAAACCGGCGTCGCCATCAGATCGGCCCCTGAACCGTGGTGCGGCCGTAGATCGTGTCGATCTCGGCCTGTCCGAAGAACTTGCGGGTGTTGCGATCGAGGTCGCTGAAGTAGCTCACGACCTCGGTTACGCCCTCGGTGCCGAGGATGCGGGCCCGGATCACGGGATCGCGCGTCGATCCGGTGTACTTGCCGAGCACCCTGGTCTTCCACGGCGTCCCGTCCGTGGTGTCGAGAAACCATTCGCCGTACTGCATCTGCAGCCGGGTCCACACCGCCTGTGCCGGCGCCTCGGGCACGTCGCGCCAGAAATCGGCCTGCTGGCGGCCGAAGACATAGTCGCCGTTCTCGTCGAGCTTGCGATAGCGCACCCCTTTGCCTCCTATTGATCCGGCGGACCCGACAGGCCTGCGCCCGGCTCGACGTTGGTATGGACGTGGTTCAGGAGGCTGACGCCGCCGGCACCGCCGGCGATGACGTCGCCCTCGACGACCAGCGTCCCCTTGATGGTCGCCGTGCCCGAGCCGCCGTTGATCTCCATCTCCAGGCCGTTCCCGGCGCTGATGCCGACCTTCTGCGGCGTCGTCAGGCCAATGCCGTTCGACGGGTGCAGGTCGATGTTCGTCTGGCCATCGTCGCTTCTGATCTGCGTCGATTCGGCACTGACGTTGCTCAGCTTGCGCGGCTGCGACCGGAACCCGACGAAGGCCATGGCGTCGCTCAGATCATGCATCCGGGCGCTGGTCTGCTGCTGTTCGCCGCCGGACTGATGCCAGCTGTCGATCGGCCGCGACGAGATGACGGCGAGCGCCTCGTCGCCCTCCTTGATCGGGAAGGTCATGGTCACGCCGCCGCCGCCGGGGAAGTGCAGCGGCACGTCCTGCAGGACCGGCAGGCTGACCCATTCCTGGGAGCCGTCGGGCTTGCGCACCGCCGCCTTGACTGTCGGCTGAAGGACGCAGGTCTGGTTCGCGAGGTCGACGCTGACGACGGTGCACGGCAGCGCGGTCCACATCGCGGCCTGGCGTCCGTCGAGCGCCGCCTGCAAGCCCTCGTCGAGGTCGCCGATGCGTTCGCGAAGGTCCATCAGCTTTGCTCCGGGTCGAGTGCGATGCCTCGCTGGGCGAGGCCGAGCGGCAGCGGCCCTTGGCCGTCGGCGCGGATGCAGGTGAGGTCGGAATACCAGGGCTGGCCGCGCGTATCGCCGATGTGGTCGACCGCGAGCACCTTGTAGAGCCCGTCGTCGGCCGTGGACGGGATCATGGCGTTGTGCACCTCGGCCGTGAACGACGGATTGAACCGGGCCTCCTGCACGCTCGCCTGATCGATCTTCACCCGCTTGCCGGGCACGATCTGCGGATTGAGCAAACAGCGCACGAGGATGCCGTCGATGGTCTGCACGGGCAGGCCGATCATACCGGTCCGCGAGTTCAGCACGATGGCCTCACCCGGCGCGGCCTCGCGGTTCGGCACGATCTGCAGCCGATCGTTCTGGATCGACCAGCTCATGTTCGTCGCGAAGCAGACGCGCCGCAGCACGTCGCGCGCCATGCCGAAGAGGCTGGCCGCCCGCGGCATCTTCTGCGAGCCGAGATCCGCGATATGGCCGACCTGCACCCCGTAGGGCTTCATCGCCTGGATGCACGTCTCGACCTGATCGCGGAAGGTGTGTCCGGCCGCGAGGGTCTTGTTCACAACGGCGTAGTTGTAGGCGCGGTCGGCATTCGCAGCGAGGATGGCGAGGTATGTGTCGACCGGGTTCTCGCGTCCCTTGCGGATCTGCTTCACCTCCCCGCGGAAGATGAGGCCGAAGTTCTCCCGATAGCCCGCCTCGAGCGAGACGGTGGTGAACTCCTTCTTGATGCGGTTCGCGGTCTCGTCCGACAGGTTGTAGATGATGATGTCGGAATGCGCCGGCGTCTGGAGCTCCCAGTGCCGCACCACGAACTTGATGCGCATCTGGGAGACGTCGATCTCCTGCGAGTTGCTGCCGACCTTGAGCCGGATCTCGCGTAGCCACTGCTTCGCCATCAGTCCTCGACCGTGAAGAAGAGATGAGCCTCGGTGCCGAGGTTATGGAAGGTCGGCGCCGCGTCGAGGTCGCCGTCCGTCGCAACCGTGAGCGCGCCGGCAAACCCCATGTAGCCGTATTGCTCGAGGAGGTCGGCGCCGGTCACGAGCGGGATGCCGGCGATCATCGTGTTCCCGTCGACGTCCGCAATGTCGAGGATCCATCCCGCCTCGGGCGCGTCACGATAGGTCAGCGTCAGCTGATACTCGGTATCGCCGAGCGTGATCAGGAACCGCTGCGGCATGGGCGACAGCGGCACTTCGAAGGTCGTTGCCATGAGGTCGGCATCCTCGTGTAAGGGCCGGTCGGATCTGGTAGGATGCGCGGCATGGGAGCCGACACATGCTGATTTCCCTTCTCGTCCTGATCCTGCTCGCGATCCTCTTCCCGGGGTTCATGCGGGTCGTCTTCGGCCTGATCGGCCTCGGCATCCTGTACATCCTGGTGCAGATGCCGTCGGCGGGCGCCGAGACGTGGGACGAGAGCATCAGGCGCCTGTGCACCTCCACCCAGCAGGAGGCATGCTGGGTGAAGTCCGGGGCTCCGGTCTGCGACCGTGACCAGGTCGTGTGCAGATCGGTCCCGGACCACGCGCCCGCTAAGATCCTGGGCAAGGACGGCAAGCGCTGGCAGGTCCAGACCGCCTACGGCAGCGGCTGGGTCAACGAACGCCTCATGATGATCGACGGCAGCAAGTAGGCGAGCGCTACAGGCCACCCGGCGCGTACTGGGCCTGCGCGAGCTGCTTTTGGCCCGTGTTCGCCGTAGCTGCCGTCTTCTGGGGCGAGGCCTGCGCGCTCTGAGGCGCTCCCGAGGTCGTCTGCGTATCGGCGATGATCACCTCGCGCAGCCGTGCCGTGACCATCAGCACGAACTCGGTATGCTCGTCCGTCGTGACCGACAGCGAGCCCAGGAGCATGTTCTCGTAGGCCCGCTTGCCGGTGTAGACGTCGAACGGCTCGCGCACCGCCTGGAGCGCCAGCAGCGTCTCGTAGACCTCCTGGACATAGCCCTCGGCGCGGGCCGTGCTGTTCGACCAGCCGCAACGCATCTCGATCTCGGACGGCCGCTTGAAGGCATGGTCCGAGATCGCGGCGCCCCGCTCGACCGGGTGATCGGTAATGATCAAGTCGTCGCGGTGCACCTCCTGCACCACGACGTGGGGCATGATCGGTCCGATCGCCCGGCCGTTGCGGATCAGCAGGGCGAAGGCCTCGTCGAGAATGCTCATCGGAATGCCCCCTGCGCATTGCGGAGCAGCGTCGAGTTGACGCCCTGCTGCTGGCCGGCCACCTGCTGCGCCGTCGCGGCCGGATCAGAGGAGCCGAGCACGTTGATCTCGGTCCGCTGGTGCAGGTTGACGTTCGACGATCCGCCGGCCACGTCGGGCGGCATCAGCATGGTGCGGCCACCCCCCATCTGCCATGGCGAGCGCCCCCCGATGGCGAACCGGCCGGGATCGAATGCCGGCGGCGCGGTCCACCCATGGGCCAGTTCCGACCATCCCTCTGCGATGGCGGCGCGCTTCCTCGATTCTCCGGCGATGTCCGCCGGGCGCTCGTAGAGCCTCGTCACGATCGCAGCCGCCTCGCCGGCCGACTTGACGCCCTGCAGCGCCCGCCAGGTCGCCCGCTCCTGCCCTTCCGTCATCTCCCAGTAGGCCGCCTTGAGCTGGTCGGCATGCGAGGCCGTCGAGATGTCGATGCCAGTGCCGGCGAGGATCTTGGCGCGCCGGTCGGGGTGATGCTGGAAGATGCCGTGTGCCCGGCCGCCATCACCGCGGGCGTTCGGATTGAAGCCGCTCTCGGCCTGCTCGTTGGCAACGAGCCCGAGGGCCGCTTCGTGGCTGAGGCCCTTCGAACGCCAGAAGAGATAGCTCTCTTTGGCATAGGCCCGCTTCTGCTCGCTGGTCGGCGGAGCGGTCTTGCCGCCGCCCCCGAGCCAGGTCGGCATGTTCCGGCTCCACCAGCCGCGCAAGTCGTTGATGTTGCCGAGGCCTTCCTTCTGGTAGCTCTCCCACGCCTGCCCGGGCGTGATGCCGGTGACCGCGGTGGCACCCTCGGAAGCGATATAGGCGCCAGCCCCGACGATGCCGAGGCGCAGGAGAAGCGCGTTCCACCCGAGCCCGACCGCGCTGAAGGCGCCGAGCACCCGCATGAGCCACTTCGTGGTCAGGTAGATCGCGAAGGCCTCGAATGCGACCTGCAGGCCATTCTGGCCGGTGATCGATTCGGCGAGCCTGTCGAAGGCCTGCCAGACCGGCTTGATGCCCTCGACGAGCGCGCCGAAGGCATTCGTCAGCGAGCGGATCGATTCGAGGATCGTGTGGAGCGCATTCTTGATCGTGTCCTCGTTCTGGAGGAACCACTCCTTCAGGTCCCGCATGTAGCGGGTGATGGTCGGCTGGAGCTCGATGAGGATCTTGTCGGCGACGACGATGATCGCCGTCTCCAGTGACCGGAACTCCCGCATCAGCTCCTTGGCCGATTCGGCAGCCTGCTTGTTGTCGAGGCCGACGCGCTCGGCCATGCGCTTGTATTCGTCGGCGAACTTGCCGGTGCCCTCGATCAGGGCGCGCAGCGTGCCCTCGTCGATGCCGAGCGCCTGGGCGTACTGGTTCGCGATGTAATAGGGCTGCCGGGAGAAGACCTTGCCGAGGTCCTGCAGCACATCGACCGTGTCGCGCAGGCGGCCGTTCTGCTCGGTCGCGACGCCAAGGCTGCGGATCAGGGAACCGAAGCCGGGGTTGGTGCGCAGGGCGCGTCCGAAGTTCTCGATCGAGGAGCGGGCACCCTCATAGGTGCCGCCCATCTGCGACACGGCATAGGACAGGGCCCGGATGTTCTCGACCGAGGCGCCGGTGCGCTGCGAGGCGTAGTAGAGGTCGTCGAACTTGCGCGCGATGGCGACGACCGATGCCGAGATGCCGGACACGGCGCTCGACAGCGCCGCGCCGAGGGCAAGCACATGCTTCGTGGCAGCGGCAACGCTGGCGTTGAACTTGCGTTCGGAGCTCGCGTCGACCTTGTAACCCAGGCCGACAAGAAACTCCTTGATCGTCTTGCTGTCAGCCACGGTTCATCGCCTCTCGGCCTTGCATCGCCTCTTGGGCTCGATAGGCATTCTCGTCCTGCACATCGATCGCCTCGTTCATGAGGGCGAGGTCGCACAGGTCGAGCGTGCCGTCCTTCAGGCTTTCGAACCGGCAAAGCCCCCGCATGACCGGCCGCATGAGCCAGTCGAGGTCGTCGGCGAGTGCTATGGGCTCGAAATTCAGAGCGGGCCCCTGCCGCTCGATCCCAGCGGCAGGTCGGGAAAAAAATCGCCGAGGGCCTCCTGGATCACGCGCATGGTGATCTCGAGCATGGCGAGGAGGTCGATATCCTCGAACATCGGGCCCTTGGCGCCCTTGCTCCATACCGGCGCCCAGCTGCCGCCCTCCTGCCGGCGGTCGCAGGCGCCGAGGCAGGTCGCGAAGATGAAGTTGCAGTGGTCATCGGGCAGGTTGGCAATGGCCTGCGCCACCGGCCCGAGCGCGTCGAGGCCGGTCGCGCTCTGTAGCGACGACAGGTCTCCGAGGTGATTGATGATGGGCGCGAGCCGGCGCATGACATGGAATTGCTCCATGGCCGGCAGGCGCCGCGTCTTGTAGGTGTGCCCCCTGACGGTGAATTCGCTCATCGCTCAGCTCTTCAGAGGATTTCGGGGGTGCCGACGCCGAGGATCTCGTCGATCATGCCGGCGTTGAAGGACCACTCGACCACGCCGCCCTCCTTGGCGTAGGTCAGGTCGGGCTGGCGCCGGAAGGCGCACTGCCGGCAGGTCGCGACGTCGCCGCGGACCGGATCGCGCACCACGATCGTGTTGTTGCCCCAGTTGGCGCTCGACTGCTGCTGGAAGTTGTAGAGGTCCTGCAGCCGGGCATTGGTCGGGCTCGTCTTGAGGAGGCGCACCGTCACCGTGCCGCCCTTGCCGGCGTGCAGCGAATGCATCACCGAACCGTCGGCGCCGATGGTCATGGTGTCCTTGTCCTCGACCATCGAGATGCTGATGCCCTCCTCCGAGGCGCCGGCCCCGTTGCCCAGGTTGAAACCGCCGCCCGGGCCGGTGATGGCGGCGGTCACGTTCGCAAAGCTGTAGGTCGCCATGGATCACCTCCGATCAGCGGTTGACGTTGATGGTGACGTCCGAGAAGTGCACCGCGCCGGCCATCTTGACGGCGCTCTGGACCGGCACCGACTTGCGCGCCTCGCGGTCGGCCTGGGCCTGGGTCGCAACGGGAGGCGCGTAGACGTAGTAGCCCTTCGTCAGCGTGTCGCCGCGCTTCAGCTGCCCGAAGCCGCCCGCATTCCAGACGCCCGGCGCGACAAGGCCGTTCGTCACGCCCTGTCCGAGCGCATTCTCGATCGTCGTGACGATCTCGTTGGTGCCCTCGTCGGTCTGCGGGATCTTCGTCGTCGACGTGTAGAGCAGGTTCCAGACGGCGGTCTGGACATAGTTCTCCAGCCAGTCGAGACCGTGCACCTCGTCGAAGAAGAAGCCGTTCGCCATCACGCCTTCCTGGATGATGGCGGTGTCGTTGTCGTAGTTGACGAAGACGTTTCCGTTCTTCGCCCGCAGGGTCGCGGCCTGCGTCTCGGTCAGCGTCTCCGCCGCAACGCCGGGCTCCTGCTTGAACTTCATCGTGATCGTGCTGCGGCTGGCGTTGAAGTTCACCGTGGCCGCGCGGCCGAAGAAGCTGGCGACCGCATAAGGGTCCGCCGAATACTGCCAGAAGACCTGGCTGTAATTCCCCTGCTTGAGGAGATAGCCGAGATCGCTGGTCGACAGCGGATCGAGCACCGTCGAGGACGTGATCGTGATGCCGAGGAGCCGCTTGCGCTGCGAACCCTGGATGTAGTCGGCAGCCGCGAGGACCTGCTGAATATCCGGAAGCGTCGGCACCGCGATGATGGCGGCGTACCAGTCGCTGTTGTGGTCGGCGAGAATGTGCAGCCCGTCGACCAGCGTCTCGGCCGCGATGCCGTCGACCGGGGCCGAGGCCGTGCCATTGGTCAGCTTGAGCATCCCCGACACGTCCGTGCCGGATCCGGCCGGCTCCGCGTAGCTGACCGTCGAGGTCGCGCCCGCCGAGCTGCTCTCCACCGTGAAGCGGGACGATGCGGCATCCCAGGTCATCGTCGCATCGGCGAGCGCCGTCGTGATGATCGCGGCGACGCCGTTGAGGTTCGTCGTTGCGCTGAAGTCGAGCGCCGAGAGGGTCTTCTCGACCCCGTCGATGCTGATCTTCATCGAGCCGTTGGCAATGGCTGTCCAGTTCGCCATGTCCTGCTCGGCGGCCTGCAGCACGCCGCCGCGGATCAGGCCCGAGGTCGCGGTCTGCGCCCACCGGCCGATGTAGACCAGCGACGGCTGCGGGATCTGCCCGAAGAAGCGCGCCGCGGCCCGGTATTCCGGCGCCGTGGTGCCGAAGTCCCCGGCGACGCCGGCCAGGTTGGCGTACTGGCGGATGCGCTCGGCCACGTCGATCACGTCGGACGAGCCGACGAGGAGGCCCGCACCGAAGTTGCGCGTCGGCGCGGCCAGGGGCGACATGACAATGTTCACATTGACGACGCCGCTGACGGAAAGACCCGATGCCATGGCCTAGTTCTCCACGGTGAAGGATTGCGAAAGCCCGTTGTCGGCGATGAACTCGCCCTGGGCCGAAAGCAGGTTGCGGACCGGGTAGACGCGCGTGACCTGGCGCCTCACCTGGATCGTGAAGTCGGATCGCTTGATCCATTGCTGGTTGGCGAATTCGGGCGCCGCGATGAGCGGCCCGACGCCGACAAAGCCCATGTCCGCGTGGAACAGGGGCTCGCGGTTCTGCGCGATGCTCAGCCCGTCGCGGGCCATGCCGGCATAGTGCTGCCGGTTCGGCCCGTAGAAGCTCGCGAGGATGTCGAGCACCTCGTGACGCTGGAGCTGGTCGACGCCCTCTCCGCCGGCGCCATCCGGGACGTGCCCGACATAGGCGTTGTCGTCCGGCGTCACATTGACGATGCCGATGGCGCACCAGTCCGCATCGGCGGGCGGCTGCTTGGGCGGCTTGGGCTGCCAGCGTGGCCGCACCATGGGCCCGGGCAGTCCGGTCAGGCCGACGATAAGGCCCTGGAAGAAATCATCGAGCGCATCGTCCTGCAGCGGCTGGGGCGCAGGAGGCCCATCGGGGACCAGATAGCCCCCGGTTGAGCTGTCGTTTGCCATGTGAAGGATGCCTCAGCCGGACAGGGGCTTCAGGTCGCAGACGACCTCGACGAAGCCGGCCCCGTAGGTGGAGTAGTCGTTCACCGCCGCGACGGTGTAGCGCCGGCCCTGCCACTCGACCTCGTCGGCCGTGGTGCCGTCCGCGTTGCCGTCGGTGAGCCGAAAGGTGGTGCAGATGAGGATCGAGCCCGTGATGCGCTCGCCCTCGGCGATCCGCTCGAGGATGTCGCCGCGATCCGAGGTGACGACACCGGAGAAGGGCGTAGCTGTCGTCTGGAGTGTCGAGCGCCCCCTGTCGTCGACGGTCTCGACGGACCGGAAGCACACGAGCGTGTTGTCGACGAAGTCCGGGTCGGACAGCACGTCCGAGACGTCGAGCAGCGGCATGTCACTTTCCCTTCGGCCGGATTACATAGGTGATGGCCCGCCGGTACTGCCCCGTGTCGATCAGGGGCTTTTCCCCGGTGCGGCCGCGCGCACGGCGCTTCGCCAACGTCTTCGGCGATAGCGGCTCGAATGGACCATCCGTGATCTTGCGTTGCACGGATGCCTGCGCAGTCAGGCCGACCGCGTGCATCGCCTGGTCGGCCGCTCTTGGCTTGCCGTCGATCGCCGCCTTGGCGCCGGCGCGCAGCCGCTTCGTGATCGGATCGAGCGCATCCTCTACGCCCGGCACCAGGTGCGCCCGGGCTGGGATGTTCGCAGCGGGAGAACCGAATTCCATGAGGTAGCCGATCTCAGCATTCGAGATCGGCACGCTCTCGCCCTCATCGGGCTTGCGCCCGGCATTTGCGTCCGGGATGCCGACGAGGACCTCTTTGTGGGTCAACTCGCGGACCTGCTTGAGCACCTCGGCGACGGTGTCCTTCGTGATCGTGACGCTCATAGCTGGATGCCCCCGGCGCCGAACATCATCACGAGGTCGATGAAGCGCGTTCCATAGGTGGTCAGGTTCCAATGGCCCGCGCCGGCCACGATGCCGGCATTCACGTCGTAGGAGACCGACACCTTGTCGACGGTCTTGCTCGACGTCGCGCCGCTCGACTGGCCCGGAATGCCGCCCGCGGCGGCCGTCCGCTGCGCCTGCGCCTCGAGCACGAGGTTGTGCGCGGCGAAGAGGGCGAGGGCATAGTCGAGGACGTCGCCCCACCGGCAGGCGTTCAGCAGCTTCTCGCCGAGCCCGAGCCAGAAGGTGATCTGGGCATCGGGATAGGTGGTTTCGCTGCTGAACTCCGGAAAGGTCTGCCGGAAGGTGGCGACGTCCATGGCCCTCGCCTCTCTGTCTCGATGCCGGCCGGTGTCAGGCCTTCTGGCCGGCCTCGATGGCTGCACGCAGGCGGTCGATGCCCCAGCGCTTGTCGACCTGGACACCGAGCTCGGCCGCCTTGGCAAGAAGCGCGGCCTTCTCGTCCGCCTCGGTGCTGGCACCTTCCGCCTTGGCCTCATCCTTCTGCTCGCCCGCGGCAGGCGGTTCGGATGAGGCTTCCGGCTCGGTCGCATGCTCGAGGATCGCTTCGAGCTCGTCGACACGGGCCAGCGCCTCGTCGCGCTGAGCGACGGCGGCGGCCATTTCCTCGGTCGCCTTCGCAAGGTCGGCGATGAGCTCGTCGACCTTGCTGCGCAGATCGTCAGTCGCGGCGTCGGCCTCGGCCGGCTGCTCCTGATCATCGTCCTTGGTGTGCAGCTTGGTGTACCAGTGCGAGGCAACTGCCTCGCTCACCCGATGCACGCCAACGGGGAAATGCTCACGCTGGTTGATGTCCAGCGTGAGCGTGAAGGGAGTGTGAACGCGGATCTCCGGCATGGATCACAGCCCGTCGCGGTAGCCGATCGTCTCCGGATAGACGAACTCGACGACGCCGAGGCGCCCGAAGTAGGTCGTCATCTGCCAGATCGACCGGTACTCCAGCGGGGTGCGCTGGAGCGGCGTCATGGGGAAGCGGACGCGCCGGATGTCCTTGGTATAGGCCACCATGCGGTCCACCGTGCCGAGCTGCCCCGGGGTGCCACCCACGCCGCGGCCGATGAGCCACTTGAGCGGGTAGATCTCGAGGTTGACGCCCTTCTGGCGGGAGATGTTGTTCTCCAGGATGTACTTCAGGATCGACACGTTGCCGGCCTCGGAGACCTTCACCGTGGCGATGTAGCCGTACTGCGCCGGCGGCAGCAGCAGACGGTTCGGCGTGACCGCCCAGGCCGAGGCCTGCCAGACAGAGGTCAGCAGCTCGTTGACGTCGCCGAGGATCTCGTCGGGCGTCTTCGTCGTCCATCCAGGCGTGCCGCCGGCGCCGTTGGCGACGTTGCTGACGTTCGTGACCTTGCCGCCGATGTTGGCATTGACGAGGCCGTTGTAGCCCAGCACCTCGTCGCCGACGTAGACCATCTCGTCGGTGTCCATCTGGTGCTTGAGCTGCATGCCCTCGTACTTCTGGGCATCGACCGGCCGGCCGAGCTTCATGGCGCTCTCGAGCTCGGGGATCGTGTAGGAAATCTCCTGGCCCCATAGGGTGAGCGGCTGGGCCGTCTTGCCGATATCGAGCTGCATGGCCGAGATCGAGTTGCTGTCGCTACCGATCCAGGCCTTGCCGTTCGGGTTGACGCCGCCAGCGGCCGCGAAGGACGAGTTCGTGAAGCTCGACACCTCGTCGGCGATCGAGACGTCTTCGCGCAGGTCGATATCGCGACCCCACGTGACGTCGACGAGCGGCTCGTAGAGGTTCTGGTCGAGACGTTCCAGTTCGCCGATGAGAAACGCGCCGGTCGAGTCGATGGTGCGCTGGTCGAAGGTCAGCATCCCATCCCGGGTGCGGGCGCGGATGATGGCCGGCTTGGCCAGTGCGAACATGCCCGGCACGACCTTGCGGCCGAGCATGGCGCCGGCGGCGATGCCGACAGGCGAGAGGGCGCCGAGGCCTGCCGCCACGGCCTGCGCTGCGCCGGCATCCGCATAGGCGCCGGTCGCGCTGAAGAGCGCCGCGATGGTGAGCACCGCGAGCGCGAGGACATTCCAGTTCCTCATTGGTCTATACCTTTCGTATTGTCGGGATGGGCCGATCGGCTCCCGCTCGGGTGATCAGAGGTTGTACGCGATCTCGGTGATCCCGTTGGCGTCCGCCGCGCCGGTGAAGTAGGCGTTCGTGACCTGGACCGTGTTCGCTCCATCCGCCGCAGCCTCGAAGCCGCCGATGGGCTGCTGCGCGGTGGCACTCCCGACGCGGATATAGACGGCGCCGTTCTTGGCTGCCGCGGTCGCGCCGCGCAGCTGCACGCTGACATAGCCGCGCTTCAGGACGTCGCCGATGCCAGCAGTCGGCGGGGTGGACACGCCAAGGCCATCGGTGCCACTGCCCGTAGTCGGGAACGGCCGCACGTTGATGCCGTAGAGGCTGGCCGCGGTCTCACCGCCGGCGTAGCGCTGGATCTTGCCGCCCACGACCTTGACCGGGACGCCATAGGAGGTCGGCGGGGCGGCGCTGTCGATGACATTGGGCTCGACGCTCGCCTGGTCGGGGCGCGTGATCGTGCCGGGGATGCCTGCCGGCATCCGGAAAGCGAATGCAACCATGTTTCAGATCCTTCTGGATGCTGCGGGGATGAGGTGAGGCTTACTTCCGGCTTCCCCAGAACTCCCGGTTCCTGCGGTTGATCTCGGCGAGCGGCGTGATCGCCACCTTGCTCTGGTCGCGGGTCGCGATGTCGAGACCGCGGCGGCCGTTGTTGAAGGTCTTCACGGCCTCCGACCCGGCGATGAATGCCACGCCGACCGCGTCGCAGGTCATCCGCGTGACCTCGCTCACGCCGATGGCCTGACGCACGATCTTGCCCCGGACTTCATCGGCGAGCGCCTTGCCGAGCGCCTTGCGGCGCATGGCGCACATGTTGTCGCGCATCTTCTTGCGCGGCATCGCGGCGTCATAGGTGGCGAGCTTGATGCCCGGCGAGAGGATCTCAGCCCGGGCAATGAGGTCCTGGAACTCATCCTTGAGGCCGGCGCTGTCCGAGGTGCGGGCCGCCTCGCCGAGCGGATCGTCGCCGCCGATCTCGTCCTCGTCGTCTGTCCGGGTGCCCTCCTCTTCCTCCTCGCCGTCCTCCGTCTTCGCCTCCTCTTCCTCGCCTTCCTCGTCGGCGGTTGCGGTCTGGGAGAGCTTGCCGACGGCTTCGGCGAGGGTGGCGATGGAAGCCTCGATGCGGGCGAAGCGCTCCTCGTAGGGATCGGGCTCGCCCTCGTCCTGCGCTCCCTCCTGGCCGAGCTTCTCTTCGCCCTTGGGCGCCACCTCGATCACTAGGCGATGGGTCTGGCCCTCGCCTTCCTCGTGCTCGTCCATGGTGTCCGGGGCGCTCTCGAGCGCCTCGTTCAGAAGGTCCTCGTCCTTGTACTTGAAGGCGCGGAGCACGCGGTCCTTCCAGCTCCTCTTCTTGGTCATGTCCTTGTCTCCGATCGAGCATCTCGGGCCGCAACGCCCGTCCTTCACCAGCGCAACGTGGTTGCCGATGATGTTGCGTTGCCGTCCTCGTCCAGGCTCGACTTGCTCGTAGTCGGCGTCGTAGCCGCAGGACACCTCGCGCATGCCATCGCGGACAGCGGCGATGGCCGAGGCTTTCGTGATCAGGAGGTCGGCGACGATGCAGTCGGCCATGTCGCCTTCACCGCGCCGCGGATCCATCACGACGCCGGCGGACAATTCGTCCCAGTTGTCCGGTGTGACATCCTCGTCGGGATGGTCGAGGGTGACGGGCTTGCCCGCGAAACTGGCGATCGTGTCCGGAGCGAACAGGTCGTCGGCATCGCGATAGATCCGGATAATGCCGTCCCGGCCGGCTTCGACGGGGACCTCTTTCGCCCGGTAGAGCATTTCGCCGGTGCGCGCGATCGGCACGCGACGGCACAGCAGGAAGCCCTCGGGGGTGAGCTCGCGCGTCTCCCCGATCTTCTCGGACGTATAGAACTTCATGGCTGTGCCGATCAGGATGTTGCGAGGATGCCGGCATCCCGCAGGGCTGCGAGCAGATCGTTGAAGTCCTGCTGGGTCGGCGCATCGGACAGGTCGGCGATGGGCGCCATCTGCCTGACGCCGCCGGCATCGGTCTGGGTTGCGGCCGGGATCTGCGACGCCGGCATCTGGCCGCCTTCGTCGAGCGGACCGGCCGGATCGCCGATGCCGCCGAACCCGAACTGCTCGGCGTCCAGCTTGCCTTCCTCATCGAGCGTCGCCACGCCGTTCGGGGCGCCCTTTTCGCTCTGCGGAATACCGGCCGCTGGCGCCCCGGCGCCGGAGATGGACCGGCCGACGATGAGTTCCGCCACTGCCAATCGGCCCTTCGGTGCATAGTCGGACATGCCGCGTCCCCCCATGTGGTGGAATTGCAGTCGGGTTGCAGGTAGAGTTCCCGGCCATGCGCAGCACGCCGGAAGAGATCGTCGAGGAGCTCGAAGAGCTGGCCGCCATTTCGGCCGATGATCTGAACGAGGCGAACGCCCCGCTCGCGCAGGTCATCCGTGTCCCGGACGTCGGCAAGGAAGACACCGCCGAATGGCAGGCCGCTTCCATGATCCGGCGCTTCGTCGAGGCGCTGCGGAAGATCGCGGGCGACGCGCCAGATCCGGCACGGATCGCCCGGGACGCACTCGACGACGCGGGCAGCGTCACTCCTCCGGAATGACCGGCTCCGGATAGCACCGGCAGTTCGGCAGTGCGCCGGCATGGCCGGTCAGGCCGTCGAGCGTCGGCGGATCGTCCCAGGCGACGAACTTGCCCGCCATGCGCCGATGGGAATCGCGCACATCGCTGTCGCCGGCCGTGCGCCAGATGTAGCCGGTGCTGCCGATATGTTTCGCCCGCGCCTTCGTCAGCTCGGTCGAGACGCGTCCGACCTCAGTGCGGGCGATGAGGTTCGCCCGGCTTTCCGTCACCTCTCCCGAGCGCATGATCTCCTTGGCGATCTCGCTCGCCCGGCTTGCGTTCTCGATGCCTTCGAGGGTCAGCCGGTGGACGCGCTCGGCCGCTTCGGTCGGCAGGCTCGTGATGAGCTTGACCTGCTCGGCGAGCGCCTCTCGCATGGCCTGCCCGGTGGGTGCTGTCCTGATCTCGCGCCGTAGCTCGGCCGCCATCTCGCGCGAGGCTTGCATCCAGGCGCGCTCATCGCGCGCCGCGATCTCGGATACCATCCGCTGCCCGACCGCCTCGGCCCACGGCCGGATGGTCTCGGCGTAGCGCTGAAGCGCAGCATCGAGCCGTGGCAGCGCCTCCGGATCGCCCGGCGGGAAGGCCTCGACGATCTCCCCGACATGCCGGGCGATCCGGCGCAGCTGTGCCGCATAGCGAGCCTCGAGCTTGCGCGCGCGGGTAAAAGCCGATCGCTGGCTTCTGCCCGCGGCGCGATCACGGGTTCGATATGGGCTCCGGTGCAAGCTTCGCTCCCCTGGGGTCAAGGTCGGCAAGGGCCGGATCGATCCCGGGCAGTGGCAGGTCGCCGATGATCTCGCCCGCCGGCGGCGGGTCCTTCTCCGCCTCGGCGATTTCCTCGTCGGTGATTGCCCCGAATACGCCCGTCGTCGTGCTCGCCTGCCGCAGCTCCTTGAGCGCGGTGGCGCGGCTGATGACGCCGCCCTCTTCCGCCGCCAGCACGGCGTCGGTTGTGCCGCGGGCCACCTCGGCCTTCTGCATGTCAGTGAGCTGCCACAGCGGCCGGAACTCGAAGCCGAACTCGCGTGGCGTCTCCTTCGACAGGCGCGACCTGGCGACGAGATCGAGTGCCACCTCGATGCCGCGCCGCAGGCGCGTCTCCTGCGCGTTCTTCACGCCGTCGTAGTAGGTCCGCAGGTCGCTTTCGCCGGTGGAGTTGAGCCCGGCCGGCGATTGGCCGAAGAGCCGTACGAGCGGTATCTGCAACGCGCCCGAGATCTGCTGCCCGAACTGGAGCAGCAGGTCCGACAGGCCCGAGAAGGTGTAGTTGAAGGCGGCGAACTCATCCTTGGCGTCGAGCAGCGTCAGGCCCTCTGTCGACTGGAACTTGCGGATGAAGTCCATCTGCTTGACCAGGCCTTCGAGGGCTTGGCCGCCCGTCGCGAGTATTTTGCGCAGTTCCTCGACCTTCACGGTCCGCAGATGCGCCTTGTAGACGAGCTGGGCCGCGCCCGTTGTCGTGCTGTCGAACATCACCAGCCGGTCGTAGAGGCGCTCGATGACGCTGATGCCCCACAGGTTCTCGGTGATCCGCTGCCAGTACGGCAGGTCGACGCCGACGAGCCTGATGCACCGGCTGTGGTGGACGCGCTTGCCGCGCAGGGCCGGAGCGTCGGCCGTGATGTCGTAGAACTTCGGCAGCCCGAGGTCGGGGCCGAAGTCCGAGACCAGGTCCGACAGGCTCGGCTGGACCATCCAGCGGTCGAGGACGAAGAGGCCCTTGTACTGCCCCTTCGTCACGGTTTGAGGCCGCAGTGGGGTCGCGGGGTCCTGGCCGTCGACGAGGTGCATCGCGATCGCGCCGCCATAGAGCCTCGACCACTTGATCGCTTCGTTCAGGCTCTCCCAGAAGGCGAGGTCCGACATCTCGGCCGCCATTTCGCCGAGCTCGTCGGGTTTCAGGCCGCCGTTCATGATGATGCCCTCGCGGGTCATGTCCTCGGCGATGACGTCGACCGCTTGGCCGCAGAGCCAGGACCCGCGATACATCCATTCGAGCAGCACCCGGTTTCTCGTGACCGGGTTGAAGCCGTATGTCGACGCCGACAGCATGTTGTCGGTGCCGATGCCGAGCCGAGCCTCGAAGTTCTGGAAGCTGTCGCTTGTGCGGACCGATACCGCCGGTACGCGGACACGCTGCTTCGGAGCCTCCTTCGTCATCCGCCGGCGAGCCTCTTCCAGAGTTCAGGGTCGAAGCCGTCGCCGAGCATCAACTCGGTGATGGCCCACACAAGGGCGTCGGCGCGGTTGGGCGAGTTCTCGCCGATGTAGCCGCTCGACGTGAAATTGCACATCTCATCCTCGAGGTCGTGGAAGGCACCGACGTGGTGCACCCTCCCCTGCTCGTAGAGCGCGGCGACAGGCTCCGCTCGCACGGCCTTGCCGCGCGACGCGACCACTTCCTTGAACGCGACCTGCTTGTCCGCTGTCTCGATGACGAACTTGACCATACCGCCGCCGAAGTTGCGCTCGGCAACGAGGAGGTCGGCGGCGAAGGAATGATAGGCCTCGACGGCGCGCCGGCCCCAGCCGGCCGGGGACAACAGGCAGGTGCGGTCGGCAAGGACATAGGCGTCCCCGTCGATTCCCCGGCCGGCGACAATGATGCCGATGTCATCGGAGCGCTGGTCGGGATTATCCGAAGCACCGGAAGGGTCGACCGCGACCACGATGCGAGCAAGATCCGGGGCCGCCTTGACCCTGCCCTCGTCGAGCATGGCGCGGGTCCACAGTGCCCCGGCGACGTCATCGATGATCTCGCCGTCGAGCTCCTGTCGCCCGAGCCGTGTGCCGGCATAGCGCTCGGTCACGGACTTGAGGAAGGTCGGCGCCAGGTTGCCTGCGTTGTCGCGCGTCGCGCCCCGCGTCACGCGCGTGCTCTCGGCCGCGATGATCTCGCGCAGCACCGGGATCGGCTTCGGCGTCGTCGTCACCAGTTGGCGAGGATCGGACCCGAGGCGCAGGCCGAACTGCAGCATGTCCCAGGTCTCGCGGGCATAACGCCACTTCGCGATCTCGTCGCACCATGCGCCATCGAACTGAGGGCCGCGCAGCTGATCCGGCTCGGTCGCGTTGAACAGCGTCGCCGTCGCACCGTTCGGCCACGTCAGGCGCCGCTTCGACGGCTCGTACATCGGCCGGAAGGCCTTCGGGTGAACGGCGAGAATGCCGCTGTCACCCTCGACCATGACGTCTCGCGCGTCGGCTGCCGTCTCGGCAACGAGCGCCAGGCGCATCCGCCTGCCCGGCTCAAGCGGCGTCGCGCCGCAGACCTCAGCCCTGATCCACTCGGCACCGGCCCTCGTCTTGCCGAAGCCGCGCCCGGCGAGGATCAGCCAGGTCAGCCACTGGCCCGGCGGCGGCAACTGCTCGGGACGGGCCCAGAACTGCCAGTCCCATTCGAGGGCGGACGCCTCTTCCTCACTCAGGCTTCGAAGGATCGCCATCCGCTCCCGCTCGGGAAGCGAGGCGAGCGATTCTGCCAGCGATGCGCTCACGCGGGCTCACATCCTCGGTTTGGATCGGTCCGCCGCCGGGCCCCGAATGCTCGATGGCCGCAAGCTTCGGATGCACGTAGGGAGCGGCGGCCTTGGCCGCCTCGAAGCGCACGTCGCGCGGGTTCTTCGGGTTGCGCAGGAGCTGGAGCATGTAGTCCAGCGGGGTGAGGCCGGAGGCCTTGATCTCGGCCTCGCGCTTGAGGGTCACCTTGTTCGGCACCCCCTTCTTGCGACCTCCGGTCTTAAATCCCTTGGCCATCTACTTCTCGTCTAGTTTTCGACGCCCCCCTGATGCGCTGTTGGTCACGACAACCATTGGCGCGCCACGCTCGGTCGACACCAATGGAGACCAAGCGATGAAGAAGATGATCGACCTGACCACCGTGATTGCCGCAGCGGGGCTGCTCTTCACGATCGGCGCGCATTTCAGGTGGTGGTGACCGATTCCCGGGCCCATCGCGCGCGGGGTTCTTCTCGTCGTTCTCCAATGGAGACGTCATGACTGGGCGAGCGCTCGCCTTGTGGCTCGCTCATGTCGTGACGGTGAGACTGGGAGCGACGCACCAGGAGGCCGCGCGTGAAAGGTTCGGCTATCGTAGGGGGAACGCGAGGAAAATCGGGGGTTCCAGTTCCACTTGTCAAGAGGGGTAGGTGTGACATTTGAGGGGGCGCTGTGACAGAGGCTCAACACCAAGCGCAGCTTGCGTTTGAGCCGGTTGTATTGCGCGCCGATTTTGTCACAGCTTCTGTAAGGCGTTGAAATAAAATGATCTTTTATTAAGGCTGTGGAAAAAGCTGTGACATGTGGAAAACGTGTGGATAAGTCATCTTCCGGAAGTCGAATAAACGTGCTCTGTCAACAGGATAAGACCACGGTCGACCTTCCGGTTGAAGCCGGAATAGGACCATCCCCGGTTGCGACATAGGCGACGCAGGTTGTATCGCCTTGAGGTTGCAAAAGCCCATGCCTGTAACGTTGTGGCTGCACCGGGTTCGGTCTGGCGGAGCCATAGGAGCCAGCCGAAGGCAGCGTGCATGCTGCTGATTTCGGCGGCGGTTGGGCGCACACGCGTCCGGTTGCGGCCGGCATCGTCATTGCGGCGATCATCGGCGGTTTGCGTGCCCTGAAACCAGAGATCAAGCTCCTCATGAACGTAGGCCGGCATGGCGCGGCCGTAGCCGCGGGGCCGCATACCTTCGGGCATGGCGTCGAGCGTTTGAAAGGCGCGGCGCAGATGCCAGGCGATCCATCCGGGTGTGCCGGCGGGGGGCTCGACATTGGGATCGAGCCGCCGCTCGAGGTTGTTCACCTTGAGGGCATCGAGGTCGATAGCGTCGGCGCGCAGCTTGGGGGACATCATTGTCCTTTCATAGGGACATGTTCCGATTTCAGAGGGACGGACTTGCGGCCTCAAGGGAAAACCGGCGCAAAGCCGGCGGATCGCCCATTCCTGGGCATTTTCCCAGCAATGGTGCCCGATCAATCAGGGACAGGAACGCGCCATGCTGGGGACATGAGAGCGAAAATGAAGGGACATGATCTGGATGGGTTGGGGACATTTCTTCAGAAACGAGGGACGCTCTACTCGCATCAGGCAAAGGGGACATCGAGCAGATCATCGATCGCCTCCGCAATGGCCTCCGCAATGGGCTCCGAACGCTTTCGCGTCTCCGGCGGATCAATGCCGAACACCCTCTTGCTCGTGCGCCATATCCATTCGCCGTCCTTACCGATGAAGCCCGCCAGAAGAAGCTTCTCGGCCGCCCGGTCGCGGGCCTTCTTCACCCGCTCCTTGAGCTTGTCCGGATCTTCGTCCTCGCCCTGCGCAAGGCGCTCATATTCGTCGCGCCATTCGCTCAGGGTGACGCACTCGACATTAGCCGGCGCCCGGATTTCCTGCGGCGCCGCACGGCCCTTGCGCTTGAGCGCCTCGGCAAGGCCACGGAATGCCGTCTCGAGGTTCGGCTTGAGGTGCCAGCGGCCATCCTCGGAGATGCGTGGCCCCTTGGTATCGGCGATGCGGGCGCTCGTGTCCTCGACGGCACCGGCCGGCGCGGTCACGACGCAGGACGTCACGGGGTCGCCGTCGGCGTCCCGGCCGGTCTCGACCTGGCGCAGCACGAAGGTGCAGACGGGCCCAGTCTCGCCCTCCCGCTGCTTGGTCAGCACCGCCTTGCGCAGCGGCCGGCCATCGGCGTCCTTGAGCTGGATCGCGTGCTTGCCCTCCTCGCGGGTTGCCCAGTCGACGTCGATCGTCGTCTCGAAGTCGCCGGTGAGCGATCCATGTCCGCGGGGCCGGCCGCCGCCGGCGGGCTTGTGATGCACCACCAGGACGGAACACTGGCAGGCCTCGACGATCCGCATCACGCGGGCCCGGACGCGGGACACGTCCTCGCTGGCGTTCTCGTTCGCCCCCGGCGTCGCCGCCGACCAGGTGTCGAGCACGATGAGCCCGAGCGGCTCCGAAAAGACGGACCCCCAGTGCAGGATTTCGGCGATAAGCGCCTCGACGTCCTCGTCGCCGGAGAAGAGGTCGGCGCGGCGGGTCAGCACCACCATGTCGATGCTGTCCTCGGGCCGCAGCTTGTGGTGCAGCGCATAGGCCTGCTGGCGTTTGCGGAAGCCCTTGCCGCCCTCGAAGGCGCAGTAGACCACGCCGGCGCGCCGCACCCGGTGGCCGAAGAAGTCGACGCCACGGGCGACGTGGGCGGCGAGGTCCTGTGTCCAGAAGCTCTTGCCGGTCTGGGGCGCCCCGTAGACCAGGACAGCCTCGCGCATCGGCACGATGCCCTTGACCAGCCATTCATAGGCCGGCCCGGTCTTGAAGATGTCGCCCCATGTGATGGCGCCGAAGCGTGAGTTGTACGGCGGCGGCTCCCAGCTCGGCAAGTCGGCGACATACGCCTCGAGCCGCTCGCGCGTGCCGCCGCCCTTCTCGATCCAATCGGTGACGTCTTCCTTCTCACCGATATCTGGCCAGATTGCCGAGAGGTCACAGACGCGCACGCGAGCGGCAATGCCGCGCAGCGCGCCGGCGACCTTGGGAACGCGCTCACGCCCCGCCTTGTCGTGGTCCGGCACGATGACCACGTCTGCACCGCGTAGGAGCTCAGCGTGCAGTTCCGGATCCCAATGCTTGGCACCGCCCGAATTCGTAGTCGCCGCTAGTCCCATGCGGACGAGCGTCTCGACGTCCTTCTCGCCCTCGCAGAGATAGATCGTCTCTCCGGCGGCAATAGCCTCACGAATCTCGGGAAGGCGGTACAGCGTGTGCGAAATCGGCTCTTCAAGCCTTCTCTTTTCTTTGCAGCCCCACTCCTTCCACCGGTCCTTGTCATACTTGAGCCAGTCCTGGCCCGGCGCTCGCCTCATATATTCGCCGGCATCAAGGCCCCAAAACCAAACGCCTTTTTCATCGGGCGAAGGTCGGCGCTGCGAAAATGTCTTCCTGCGCTTTGCGTTGTCGATCCACTCCTTCCGACAAACCTGATAGAGCAGTTCGCCGGCAAGGTCGGTGTAGTCGTACACCGCCGTGATCTCTGGTTTGGTAGACAGGAACGGTTGGGCGGCCGCCGCCGGCACGTCGCGCTCATCCCAGGGCGGCACACTGCTGTCGAGACCGTCATCATCATGGTCATGAACAGAGTGGGAACGGCCGCTGCCGTTGGCGCGGCGCTTCTGCTGCTCGACATAGATAGACGCACCGAGTTCCCGGTTCAGCCATTCTACCGCCTCGCGCCCATCTATGCCCTTCTCGCGCTTGAGGAAGTCGAGCACGCCTCCGCCGATTCCCTCCTCATGGTCGAACCAGGTGCCCTTTTCGATGTCGACCGAGAACGAGCCGCCCCGGCCCCAGCGCAACGTCTTGTTCTTCGACAGCACTCGGTTCGGCTCGCCGCGCAGGAGGCGGGCCGCCGGTTCCATCCATTTGCTGAAATCAATGTCGCTGGGACGAGCCATCGTTTTCGTTGTCCTTATCGGGCGTCGTCAAGGATGTTGCTGATCAGATCGAGAGCGCGCGTGTCATGTCCGATGCTCTCGATCAGCCGGTAAACCAGAGCGCATCGCGTTATGCCGCGCGCCTTGGCCGCCAGGTCGAGCACCCGCACCGTGGCCGGCGTGACCGCCGTGATGCAGATCGTGGTACCCCCGTCGGGAGACTGGACCGAGATGCCGGCGCGCCGCAGGAACTGGCGAACCGCGTCGGGCGTGGAAGCGACGACGGGATCGGCAGCGATGTCGGCGGCGCGCAGGCCTCGGCCGGCGAGGAATGATGCGCGCATGAGGCGCCGTTTTCGATCGCCATAGGCATCGCTCACGTCGACACCCCGTCATCGAGCACCGCATTGACGAGATTGCCTTCGACAACATCGGCCAGGAGCCGATAGCAGAGCGCTTCCATGGAAAGCTTCCGCGCCTTCGCGTGTGGCACGAGAAGTTCGCCAAGGTTTTCGTCGATGTTGACGGTCCACTTCTTACGGGGCAGGCGAGACGCCGCACGCGGATCGCCCTTGAGGCGCGCCTTCCTGACGGCCATCAACACCGTATTCGTGCGGTTAGCCCCGACGAGCCGCGCTATCTCGTGCCCCGGTAACCCTTGGGCCCAGAGATCAAGGACAGTGTTGTGGTCGATCATCCGCCGTCGCGGTTTCGGCTGACGGCGCGGTGTGTCCATCATCGCATTCATGCCGCCCTCCCCCCGACAGTGACCTTGGCGAGGAGCTTTCGGGCCTCATCCTGGACGCACAGCAGCCGGGCGAGGGTCGCATCGACCGCAAGAAGGAGCCGCACGTCCTCGGGCTCCAGGCGCACAAAGGTGGCGCAGAGGCGACCGTGCCGATCCGTGCAGCGGTCGACGATCCGAGCTGTCAGCGCCTGCATCTCGGCGAGCGTGGGTTTTCGTGGCTGTTCCGTCATGGCGAGCCTCCGAACAACACCAGTTCCTTGGGAGCGGCGCGGCCCCAGCGCGCCGAGGCATAGTCGTGGAGCGCGACAGCATCGGCCCGGTTGTCGTCGCGGCAGTCCCGGTCGAGCAGACCGAGCAGATGGCAGCGGTCGATGAAGAGCTGCTTCTTGAGCTTGCGGTCACCGACACGACCGCGGCCGATGAAGTGCTTCGAGATCGACTGGGCGTGCGCCGCGGCGACGCGGACCCGGTAGCAGCCGGCGACGGCATAGACGGCGCCGAGATAGCCGAAGGTGTTGGCGGCGGCATGCCCGGACTTCTGGCCGCCCGGCTCGAGCGCGGCCTCGATGACGATGAGATCGGGACGCTCGACCGAGAGGTGATCGCGCAGACGGCGCCCGAGGCGCGCCCACGCTTCCTCACGAGTGTCGTCATCGCCCTTCAGCACCCACGATCCGCTGGTCGGCCGCTTCCCGGCCGGGCCCATCGCCCAGCCGGTGCGACCGCCGAGGTCGAGCGTCCAGATCAGCATCGCGCCGCCCCGTCCGCTTTACGCCGCCGCCGGCGGCTGCGGCTGATCCCCGCTGCCATCCTTGTTCTTCAGGAAGCGCGGCCGCGGATCCTCGCCCTCGTCGTCGGCCCCGGGCATGCCGACGATGCCCTTGATGCCCTTCTTGAGGGCCTTCACGTTCTTCTGCGTCTGGGTCTCCTCGGCCTTCTGCACTGCGGCCTGGCCGAGCGGCAGGTCCGACAGGCCGCCGAGGGCCTCCCGGATCAACTCAACGCTCTCCTGGTCCTCTTCCTCGAGGCCCTCGAGCACGGCCTCGGCCTTCGCCTGCAGATCGCGCATCTTCAGGTGAGCCTTGAGGGCGCGCTTCGGCACGCCGTCGTTGCCGGCAAGCTCGAAGACCTTGTTGATCATCTCGCGCTTGTCGCGGCAGTACTTCATGTACTCGCCCTGCTTAGACAGCATGTCGGCCTTGTGCCGGTCGATCTCGCCGATCCAGCGCTTGAGCTTCTCCGCATCGAACCCGTTGGACTTCGCAGCTTCAGGCATTGCTCGCTCTCCTTTCAGGCGGCTTGCTCGGCGGTGATTTCCAGGAGATCGAACAGGGTCGGCACCGCCATCCGCTCGGCGGCGGCCTCGACATGCGAGACGCCGTCGCGGAAGTATTTCCGATCGAGTTCGATGCCGATGGCCCGGCGACCGAGCCGGATCGCGCAATAAGGGACGGTCATGAGGCCGCCGAAGGGATCGAGGACGGTCTCGCCCTGCATCGACATCTGCACGATGACGCGGTCGACGATGTCGAACTGCAGCGGGCACAGGTGCTTTTCGCGGCCGGCTGCGGCCTGGATCGTGTTGAGCGTGCGCATCCGCGTCACGTCAGTCCACACGTCCGGGTGCCGCGAATGCGGCGGGATGAGCATGAAATCCGGCGGCAGGAGGTTGTAGCGGTCGAGCTCCTCGGCGAACGCGACGTGCGTTCCGAAGTCGTAGGCGTGCTCTTCGCAATACCGCTTCCAGCCGCGGAAGATCGGCTTCTTGTCGTCGGGATTGGCGCGCCCGACGCGGACGAGGTCCTGCAGCTCGGCTGGCAGCAGGAAGCGGTTGCCGTCCGACGGCATGTAGCCGTGGGCGTCCAATTGCCACCGGCCGCGAGAGTATCCGGTGCCCGGCACCGGGCGCTTGTCCCGCTGAAAGGGCTCCGTCGGCCCATCGGACCCGGCGACATAGACGAGCGGCTTGTCCTTCACAACCGGTTCGTCGGCATAGCCGTTGCCGCGATCGGTCGGCGGCTTGCGGAAGATGAGGAGGTATTCCGGCATGCCGGCGCCCATCCGCGTGCCGTCCTTGCATTGCTCGGACCAACCGAGGCGATAGGTCTGGCTGTTCTCGCGCACGACGTCGGTCGCAATGGTCTTGCGCGCGAGGAAGGCGAAGCCGTGCCGCCGAAAGTGCGCCACCGTCAGGTCGCTGAACGGCGACACGGTCTGGAAGCCGAACCCGTTGATGCCGCCCGGCACGATCCGGTCCTTGACGTGGATGACCGCGTTGCGCCCAGGTTTCAGGACGCGCAGCAGCTCCGGCGTCAGGAAATCCATCTGCTCGAAGAAGTGCTCGTCGCTGTCGGTGTGGCCGAAGTCGTTGTAGCTCGGCGTGTATTCGTACTGGGTCGAGAAGGGAATCGACGTGACGATGAGGTCGACGCTGTCGGCCTCCATTCGTCGGGTCTCATCGACGCAATCGTTGTGGACCAGGCGGTATCCGTCGCCCTCCACTACCTCGCGCTCGACGCCGATCGAGCGGCTCAACACCTCCGTCAGCGCGGCCCGGCCGAGGCCGTACTCGCGGATTATGGCGCTCATCCGCTCTGCCTGATCCTCGTGACGGCGCCATTTCGCCTCGAGGTTCCGGCGCTGCTCGCGCTCGGCTTCCGTGTAGATGAGGTCGATGCGGACGACAGGACTGGGCTGGCCGTACCGCACGAGGCGGTGCAGCGCCTGGATGAAGTCGTGGAACTTCGGCCCGATGCCGAGGAACACGGCCCAATGGCAATGGAACTGGAAATTGCAGCCCGCCCCCGACATCGAGGGCTTGGTGGCGAGTTCCGCAAAGCGGCCGTGCTTGAAGTCGAGCGCGGTCTGCTCGTTCACCTCGGTCGGCTGCGAGCCGTAGATCGACCTGACGGTCGGGATGGCGCGCTCGATCGAGCGCCGCTCGTCCTCGAGATCGTGCCAGATGATCCGATGGGCTTGCGGGTCCTCGGCTCGGATCTCCGCCAGCTTCGCCATGCGCGCGGGCAGGCTGTCCCGCTTCTCGCGCGCCGCCTCCTGCACGCCACGGGCAGCATCGCGCAACAGGCGCATCTGCCCGTCTCGCTCCTCCCCAGCCGCGGCGTGGTCGCTCGCGACCTCGTGCCAGCGGATGTCGAGATGCGGCAGCTCATAGCCGTCGTCGGAAAAGCCGATATCGGACGGCCGCTGCAGGAAGAGTGCCCAGGACGCGACCCACAGCCAGAACTCGCGTTCCTTGTGCGGATGGAGGGTGAGCCGATCGGCCTTTTCGCTGTCGCGCCTGAAGAAACGTGTCTTGGCCTGCCCGACGTCCATGATGTCGAGAAAGGCGGCATAGGCGAGCAACTCGATATACTCGTTCGGGTCCGGCGTCGCCGTGGCCACGAAGCGATACTTCACGCCCTCCGTCCGCACGCCCGCCTTGCGATCATCGCCGGCGAATTGCGCCATCAACTGGCGGAAGGTCTTCGTGCTGCCGAATCCGCGCAGTACCGCGGCCTCGTCGAGCGAAACGAAGCCGAAGGCGGATGGATCGATCTTGCCCTCGCGCAGGGTCTCGTAGTTCGTGAGGTTGATCGAATGCTCGTCGACCTCGTCCATGGATCGGATGAAGCGCATCTTCACGGCGCAGTCGCCGCGAAAGCGCGTCTCCGCCTCCTCGAAGAACTCGTGGCGCACGCCGAGCGGCACGCCGATGAGCGGCACGACGCCGGTGTTCTTCATGGCGAGACGCGCGAGCTCGATTTGGGCGCTCGTCTTGTGCATGCCGAAGCGCGAGAAGAGCGCGCGACGGCCGCCGTGGGCGAGCACCGGCACGATGGCGCGCACGAAGTCCTTCAGGTCGGGGTTGACCTCGGCCGGATCGACCTCGAAGCCGCGCACCGGCGCGACCTTGATTTTCCCCTCGAGGAACTGGCGATAGGGATCGCTCATTTCTTGTCCCGCTGTGGCGGGGCCATCCACACCCGGGCGTGATGCTCCGGGCAGTAGGACGAGCCGAATTTCGTCTGGCAGCCGCAGTAGGTCGGCATGCCGCCTGGAGACGGTGCGCAGAGCCAGCGGCAGTGATTTTCACGAAGGTCGATGAGGGAGACCCTGCCGGGTGCGGTTGCCTCGGCTTCCATCAGAGCGAGGGTCTCGCGTCCGCGGCGCGCCTCCGGATTGACGTGCTCGATCCGCTTGGCTTCGGCCTTGCGCGCGATGTTGCCGGGATGGAGGCGCTGCTTCTGTTCTTTCGCGGGGACGGCGGCCGGAGCCGCCGCCCCCGTCGTGCCGACCTGGCGATCTTGCGGGCAGCCCATTGCTGAAGGCTCACGCCCTCCCCTTCCGGAGGTCCCGCACGCAGATCGCCCTTTTTCCGGACTTGCACCGGCCGCCCCGTCGACCCGGGCCGCGGTGATGTCTCCCCCGGAAGGGATCCTGGAATTCTTCGCCGCCTTGGCGGCCCGCGGTGCGTGGCGTCGCTTCTGCGACGGCCTCTCGTCGAGGGCCGGGAAGTCGCGCCGCCGCAATCCGAGATGATGCAGCTTGCCTGCGACCACGTTGCGCGTAGGGGCGCCTATCTCGACCGCGATCTCCGTCGCGCCGAGGCCTCGGTGAAAAAGGCGGCGCAGGTCTGCGAGCCGCTCCTCGGTCCAATCGAACCTAGCCATCGGTCTGCCCCAGAAGCTTGCGGACCTCGGCCTCGTGGCCGATCAGGGACTTGAAGATCCCGGCGGCGGCGGCGATCACTTCTGCCGACCGGCGGACCTCGACGACGGCCACCGCAAGGGCCCTCTCGCCGCTGCTCGCCGACAGATGCTCGAGCTTCTCCAGCCCGAACGCTTCCCGCGTCGCCGCGAGCTGCAGTTCGACCGCGATCTCGGCAAAGGTCGGCGCGCGCGACATCAGCGGACCTCGCGGCGCCGCGTCAGGATGGCGACGATCTCGTCCTCGGCGTCCTTGTCGTCGGCCGAGAAATGCTGAGCCTCGTCGAACTGCTGCTTGGCGAGCAGGATGATGTTCGTGACGGCGGCACGCACGGTCTGCATGCGGCGCTTCTCGTCCGCTGCCACGTTGCGGCTCGCCTCAATCGGATCAGCGCTCATGCTGATGCTCTCCATGTTCTTCGATGTGCCGGGAGACCACGGCATCGGCCGCGGCCTGGATGATGTCGTAAGCGGAGCGGGAGCCGAGCCGGACCACCAGGTATCCGAGCGCCCCGTATAGGCATCCCTCGGCGAACTCGTGGGCCACTGCCGGGCCCCTATCGCTTTCGAGCTGCAGGATGGTCTTGACCATCTCTTCGGAGGTGGACGCGGTCAGCGTGTTCTGCATAAGCGCCTCCGGGCTGCTCAATCGCGTCCCGTGGATCGGGCGCGCTCCTCACACCTTCGAGACCACTTCAGAAGTACCCCCGCAAAATCGGCGAAGAACTCCGCGAGGCGTTGCAGGATGATCGCCAGCGCAAGCCAGAAATAACGACCGATGCCGCTCATACTGGTTCCTTAGAGAGAGGCGAGCTCGGCTTTGATACTCTCCAGCTTTCGCTCAAGTTCTTGCTGACGGTGCTCGCGCGCGGCCCGATCGAGCCACCGCGGCTTTTCCTTCACCATCGATGCCAGGAACTCGGGCCCATAGTTCAGCGCGAGCGTCACCGTCGCTCGGAACCCCGGCGCGCTGACGCCGTTGAGCCAGTTCTTGATGCTTTCGACGGGCAGGCCGGTGTCCGCAGCGACGTGCATGGCCGTCTTCTGCGGGTAGATGGAGCGCAGGAAACGCGCCATCCCATCGGCATCGATCGATCCGGACCAGTTCTGGCCCACACCGGGGCAGGATTGCCCCTGGTTCCGTGCAGATATCATCGCGGCTTTCTCCGATGCTTTGGACATCGGAGCGGCGACCGAGCGCTGGGAACGCTTGGTGGTCGAAGCCGGACGGCCCGAGGTACTGGGAACACCCGGTCCGGAGATGGCGAAAGCCGACAGGGAAACAGAGGCGGAGGCGGGCATGTCAGAGCGCCTCCAGAGGAAGAGAAGGGCCGACGCTCGCGCGCCGGCAAGTCGGGCGCCCCATGGGAGCGCCTCGGGAGGAGATGGAAAAGAGGTCGCCATGCCGAAGGCGAAGCACATCGCCCCGAACGAGATCATCCATACCCCGGACGTCTTCGCCAGCGGCGTTGATGTCCACGATTGGGAAGACTGGATCCGAATGACGTTCTGGGCAGACGCGCGGCCCGGCATCGATGATGGGGACGCAAAACACGAACGACGCGTCGTCGCTCATGTCGTCATTCCGCGCTCGAGCCTGCCCAATCTGATGCGATCCCTGCGGCAGAGCGCAGGCCACCGAGAAGAGCCACGCCGACACAGCTGAAGCAGGAAGAGGGGCCGTCATTGGGCGGCCTCGCTTGCTTCCGGAGCCTGGTCCGACACGGCGCCTGGTGCGCCACCGACAGCGCCGGCATGAATCTTCGCGAGCGCCTCATAGGTGACGCCCGGAAGGTCCAATCGCTTGGCGCCCTCGACGATGCCCATCCAGTATTTCGGCGGGATGTTCCCGCGCCGCTTCATTTCGGACGCGGTGGATGCCCCTACGCCAAGAACCCTGGCGACGGCACTCGACCCTCCGAAAGCGTCAAAGATGTCAGCGATGGTTTGCATGGCGAGAAACATCTACACGCAACGTGTTGATGAAGTCAACATGATTTATGTCAACACGCCGTGGCATGGTTCTGCCATGGAAATGGGCGATCGCCTCCGGCAGGCGCGTATCGAAGCCGGGTTCAGCTCTGCGATGGGCGCGGCCAAGCGGTTCGGCTGGTCGCCGTCGACCTATGCCGCGCATGAGAACGGCCAGAACCGCTTCGACGAAAAGGCCGCCCGGAAATACGCCGATGCGTTCAAGACCTCAGCAGCTTGGCTGCTGACCGGCGAAGGGGACGCGCAAGCCGGCCATTCCGTCCCGATCATGGGCTATATCGGCGCCGGCGCGGAGATCCAGCCCGAGTTCGAGCAAGTGCCGCCGGAGGGGCTCGACACGGTAGAGCTCCCCTTCCCCGTGCCGGACGACATGATCGGCCTTGAGGTCAGGGGCGATTCGATGCTGCCGGCCTATAGCGATGGGGACGTCGTCGTCGTGTATCGCGACCAGCGGTACGACCCGGCCACCTACATCGGCGAGGAGGCCGCGGTGCGTACCCACGATGGGCGCCGCTTCCTGAAGCGCCTGGCGCCGGGGCCGGAGCCGTACACGTTCACGCTGGAGAGCTTTAACGCACGGCCGATCATCGGGGCTCGCGTTGCCTGGGTCGGCGAGATCTGGGTGACCGTGAAACGTGGGCAGATCCGCCGAATCGAGCAGCGGGCACGCGCAGCGCAGCTGCGGCGCGATAACAACCGCGCGGCTATGGGCGTCGGCATGGAAGAGCTGCCGCTCGAGGATCGCAAGCAGTCCTGAACGTCAGGGACATTCGCAGGGACAGAACCTATTCCCACAGGGACAGCGGCTCGGGCGACAACCCGCGCGCCCACGCGCGCGGGGATTGAGAACAACCTATAACGTTGTTCCTGAGATGAAGGGTGGGGCGCTGGGAGCGCCCCCTTCGTTCACAACGATTCCCGCTTGAGATCGGCCGCCGCGCGCGTCGCGTGCGCGCGAGGATCGCCGTCGTCCCGCATCAACATAATTCGTGTTGACACGCTACATGTAAGCCGGTAGCGTCAACATGTTCGATGTTGGAGGCACCGATGGCCCTCTCGTCCTATCCCTTCATAACCGCCGACGGCCGCTACGACCGTCCTGCGATCATGCGCGAGGCGTGGGCCCTGCGTCGCAAGTGGGGCAAGCCGGCACCGCTCGGCGCATTCCTGCGCAAGGTCTGGAAGCAGGCTTCGATCCAGCGCAGCCAGTGGGAAATCGATGATGCGCGCTCCCGCATGTCGGCGGTCGAGCGTTGTCGCGATGAGCTGCAGCACGCGCTCTATGCCGCGAACTGCATCGGCGAATTCACCGCATGGAAGCGTGAGACGGCGCGGATCGAGGCCGAACTGGCGGCGCTCGACACGGTCGCCCCGGCGTTTCTGCAGGCCGCGGAGTAACCGCCATGCCCCTCGATTGGACCGCTCACTTCGTCTCGGGTCTGTGGCACGCCACCGACGTCGACGGCACCCGCTTCTCCATCCAGCGCCTCGATGCCGACCGCTGGTCCTACGCGTGGTCGAGCGATTGCAGCCCAATCCATCTGGGCGTCCGCGAATTCCCGACCTTCGAGGCCACCAAGGCTTTCGTCGAACGAAACCTCACGGCAGCGGCCACGCAGGCCTACGCCACGCTGGAGGTTGCCTGACATGAGCATGATCACCGCGCGGCCGTGGAAACTGCTGAAGTGCCCCTGCGGGCACCCATCCTGCCGGCAGTACCAGTTCGCCAATCAGGGATCCTACGGCCTCGACAAGGACGATGCCGAGTTCGCCCTCCGCGCCATCAATGCCTTCGACGCGATGGTGGAGGCGGCCGAGGAACTGTCCGACGCTCTGTCTCGATACGGCTTCCCGGTATCCGCTGCAGCCGAGAACGCCCTTGCGGCGGCCGGCAGTAAGGAGGCGCGGGGGCTCCATAGGGCAGCCACCCAGTTTCGCACCGCCCTCGCCCTAGCAAGGGGAGAGCGGTCATGACCCCCTGCCCCATGGCCGACGCCCGGCTTTTCAACTGCTGCACGGACTACGCCGAGCCGGACTGGTCGCGCTTCGCGTCGCTGGAGCTCGCCGGCTGCTGCGATCTCATCATCCCCGCTGACCCAGAGGCGACGATGGTCGCGGCAGGGCAGTCCGCGGCGGTCGCCGAGTTCTTCTGCGTCTACGGCCGCAGCGCCGAGGGAGAGGCCGAGGCAATCACCGACATCGATGACCCGCGCGACGCTCTGGCTGTAGCGGCCGAACTCGGCCTGCGCTCCCGGCTACCGGTGTCCCTGTCCCTGACGCTCGCTTCGCATGGAGCACAACCGTCATGAACCGCGACCACATCGAAGCCGCCGCCGGCTGGGCCGTGATCTTCGGCCTGTTCTTCGCCTTCTGGATCGTCACGCCCGCCCATGCCGCCGAGCCTTGGCCGCGCTGGGCGTGGCACGACTACGCCGCCTTCGCGGTCGGGACGTTCTTCATCCTGCCGTCCCTCATCCTCATCGCCTTCTGCGTCCGCGCCGTGCTGCGCGACATGCACCGCGGCCTGGAAGATCCGCACGCCGAGCCGCACGGCGATGTGCCCCATACCCGCGCCATTGACGAGGAGACCACGCCGTGACGAGGCACCATCGCCCGCGCCGTGAGCGCCCGCTCGACATCCGCCGCCTCAACATCGCGGCGATGGCGGCGAACCTGATCGCCGACGAAGCAGATCTCGACGACGAAGGCGACGTGCTGCGCGCCCTCATGGGCCGCGGCTACGGGCCCGAGCTCATCGACCAGAACATCGACGAAGCCATCAGCGAGGCCCGCTCGCTGCAGCGACTGCGCGTCGATGCCGAGAGGATTTCCGCATGAAACCCGAACGCCTTTCGGCCGCCGCTCTGCTCAACCTCGCGGCGAAGAAGCGGGGCACCGAAGTGCTCAAGATCGCGTCGCACGACAGCTGGCTCGGCAATCGTCGCCAGGACGTGACCGCCTCGACGATCGGCGCCCTGCTCGGGGTTCACGAATATCAGACGGCCTATGGCCTGTGGGCGCTCAAGGCCGGCCTGGTGCAGGCCGATCCGGAAGAGACGCCGGCCATGCGCCGCGGCCGTCTTCTTGAGCCGGTCGGCATCAAGCTGCTCGGCGAGGAGCGCCCGACCTGGCAGATCATGGCGAACCCGGTCCCGGGAGGCGTCTACCTGCGGGACCCGGCGCGCCGGATTGGTGCGACACCGGATGCCTTCGCCGTCGATCCGGAGCGGCCGGGCTTCGGCATCGTGCAATTCAAGTCCGTCGAGCCGGGCATCTTCCGCCAGAAATGGCGCGAACCCGATACCGATGAGATCGAGCCGCCGCTCTGGATCGCGGTGCAGGCCATTGTCGAAGCCGAACTTGCCGGCGCGAGCTGGGCATGCGTCGCGCCGCTCGTCGTCAGCTACGGCATCGACATCTACCCCGTCGAGGTGCCGCTGCACGCCGGCATCGTCAAGCGTGTCGGCGACGTGGTGGCCGACTTCTGGCGCCGCGTCGCGGAGCGGGACGCGCCCGATCCCGACTACGGCCGTGACGGCGAACTGATCGCCTCGCTCTACCGTGAGGACAACGGCCTCGAGAAGGACCTGTCCCGCGACAACATGATGCCGGTCATCCTGCAGGAGCGCTCGCAGCTCAAGGCCGAGATCAAGCAGCGCGAGAGCCGCATCGGCGAAATCGAGAACGAGATCAAGGCGAAGCTCGGCGAGTACGAGCGCGCCTACGTGCCCGGCTGGAAGGTCGAATGGTCGACCATCAACCGCGCCGGATACGCCGTGAAGCCGACGACCTATCGCCGGCTCAACCTCAAGGCCATCGCCTGAAAGGAGCCGCCGAAATGACCGTTGCAGAAGCCATCGATCCCCGCCTCGGCATCGGAGGCAACAACCCGCCCGACCTGCGTGAGCGACTGGCCGAGGACCATGCCCAGTTGCGGCATGAAATCGAGAAGATCGCCAGTCGCGCGAACGGCGCGCCCAAGGAGGTCAAGTCGGACGATGACCTCGTCGCCGTAGGCGAGATCATCAAGGACGCGCGGGAACTGACGAAGCGCGTCGACCGGGCGCGCGTTGCGGAAAAGGAACCGTTCCTCCAGGGCGGTCGGGACGTCGATGCCTTCTTCAAGGTGTTCATCGAACGTCTCGACAACATCGCCAAGAAGCTCGGCGACCGGGCCACGGTCTACCAGCGCGAGAAGGCCGCCGAGGCTCGCCGCAAGGCCGAGGAAGAGGCGCGCAAGCTGGCGGAGGAGGCCGAGCGCCAGCGCCAGATCGCGGAGCGCGAGGCCGAGCGGAACCGGCCGACGGCATCCGCCAAGCACGAGGACAAGGCCGAGGATCTCGCCGAACGCGCGGCCCAGGCTGAAGCCGCCGCGGCCGCGAAGGCGGCGGACCTGACGCGGGTGCGCAGCGATACCGGGACCGTCGCCAGCGCCCGCGCCGAGTGGAAGGGAGAGATCGTCTCCATGGACGCGATCGATCTCAACGCGCTCCGCCCGTACCTCAAGCGCGACCACGTGCAGATGGCGCTCAACACCTTCGTGCGCATGGGCGGCCGCAAGCTGGCCGGCGCGAAGATCTTCGAGGACGTGAAGGCCTCGTTCCGCTGATCCCTCCTCGCCCCCGCAATCCCGACAGGAGACCACTATCCATGAACGCGAATGCTCCCGCCGTCGTGCAGGACGAAGAGATCAGCCACCAGTTGCCCGTCGGCTATGAGGGCGGCGGCATGCAGAGCCTCGCCGTTGCCCTCTCCCGTGCCGAGGTCGACACGCAGATCGCGACCGCGCGGGCGATGCCCCGCAGCATCCAGCGCGCCGTGCAGAACATCCTCACCCTCGCGACGCTCGACGAGGAGACGGCGGAGGAATGCGTCTACGCGCTCCCGCGCGGCGGCAAGCCGATCAAGGGGCCGTCCGTGCGCCTCGCCGAGATCATCGCCGGCCAGTGGGGCAACTGCCGCGTCGGCGCCCGCGTCGTGCATGTCGATCGCTTCGAGAAATACATCGAGGCCGAAGGCGTATTCCACGACCTGGAGACGAACACCGCGACAACGGCCCGCGTCCGGCGCCGCATCAGCGACAAGAGCGGGCGCGTGTTCAACGACGACATGATCGTCGTCACCGGCAATGCCGCCTGCGCCATCGCCAAACGCAATGCGATCCTCGGCGCCGTTCCGAAAGCCGTGTGGCGCAAGGCTTATACCGCCGTCGAGAGCGTGCTCGCCGGCGACGTGAAGACGCTCGTCGAGCGCCGCGACCGCGCGATGAAGGCCTTCGCCGCATTCGGCGTGACGCCGGAGCAGATCTTCACCGCCCTCGACGTCCAAGGCGTCGACGACATCACGCTCGACCACATGGCGACGCTTACGGGCATGCACTCGTCACTGAAAACCGGCGAGGCCACCGTCGAGGAGATGTTCCCGCGCATTGCTCCCGCCGGAGCGGCGACCGATCGCCCCAAGGACCTCAAGAGCAAGCTCGACCAGGTCGCGGAGGGCGACACGCAGCAGAACAAGGCCGACGAGGCCGAGGAACCCGGGCCGACCGAAGCGGCCCGGAAGGACGCCGGGGCGCCTGCCAAATCAGCCCCCCAGCCCCAGGAGGGCGCCCCGGCGTCGACCGCGAAGAAGTCCCGGAACAGCCAGGCGCAGACCGCGCCTGCAGAGGCCTCGGCCACTGGGCCGAAGGCGGGCTCGAAAGAGCCCAAGGACGCTGCGCCTGTCGAACAGCAGCAGGACGCCGGGCCGGAGCCATCGGCCGGCTCGGCGTCCACCTCCTACGACGAGCTTATCGAGAAGTATGAAGCGGCCTGCTCCGCAGCGGCGACGATCGAGGACCTCGACAAGGCCACCGACATCGTCACCGACGCCCTCGACGAGATGAGCCTCGACGAGCGCACCCGCGTGCAGAACGCCTTCGAGGCGCACGAGGCGCGCATCAAGTCTGCCGCCGCGCCGGCCGAGGAGGAGACGGAAGAGGTTCGCCAGCTCCGGGAGACGGCCCGGGCCAAGGCGAAGCTGGGCAGCAAGCGCCTCAAGCTGTGGCGCGGCGCCCTCTCGGCCGAGCACGAGAAGCTCCTCGCGCCCATCGCCGACGAGTTGAACGAGCTAGCGGCCTACGCCGACAGCAAGGGAGGCGAGTGAGCCATGCGCATTCGCGTCGTCGACCTCGAAACGACGGGCTTCGCGCCCCCTGAAGATGGCGTCGGCACCGGCGTCTGCGATCTCGGCTGGGTCGACCTCGTGCCGACCTCTGCCGAATTCCTCGGATGGCCGCGGGAATGGACGATCTGCCCGATGGTGCAGATGTATGTGCATCCCGGGCATGCGATCCCGGCGAAGGCCTCGGCCATCCATCACATCGTCGACGAGGACGTCGCCTGCGCCCCCTCTTGGCCCGAGGCCCTTGAGATGGTCGCCGCTCCTGCCGACGCGACCATGTTCGCGGCGCACAACGCGAAATTCGAGCGCCAGTGGTTCACGGACGAGGTGCTCGCCGGCCGGCCGATCATCTGCACCTACAAGTGCGCGTTGAGGCTCTGGCCCGACGCGCCGGGGCACAGCAACCAGGCGCTGCGCTACTGGCGCAATCCGGAGGGGCTCGACCGGCATGTCGCCGACTTCGCGCACCGCGCCGGCCCTGACGCCTATGTCACGGCGCACCTGCTGCGCGACATGCTGCAGATCGCCACGATCGACGAGCTCGTGCAGTGGTCGAGCGAGCCCGCGCTTCTGGTGACGTGCCACATCGGCCGGTATCGCGGCACGCCGTGGCGCGACATCGACAGCGGCTTCCTCTGGTGGGTGCTCGAGCGCGACTTCGACGAGGACGTGCATCACACGTGCCGCTACTGGCTCGACCAGCGGCGCGCCGAGGCTGCGGCCGGGGAAGTCGCGTGATGATCCCGGGCGGCTGGCACCTCATGAGCGGGAGCAACGTCGTCGCGACGGGACCTCTCGCCGAGGTCATAGCCGAGGGCGAGTTGCGCGGGCTCATCACGAGCGAGCGCTACGCCGCCAGCCGCACCGGTGACGACGTCACCCGCCGCCGGCTCCAACCCGGCATCTGGATCGTGCCGGCCGCCGGGCAGCGCGTCCGACGCCATGCCGGGCCGCCGGCACGGCCCGTCGAGGCCGATACCGACTGGTATTCCATCCCGTTCTGAGGGTGTCATGAAAACCGACATCGCCATCTGGAACATCGTCGCCGATCGGCTCGACGCGGCAGCCCAGGCTCACCGGGCCGGCGCTGAGAGAATGTCCACGACCGTCCCGACCAAGACCGGGGACGACGTTGCGATCGCCACGGCCGAGGCGGCAGTAAAGCGCAGCATCGCCGACACGCTGGAAGGCCTCGCGAACGACGTTCGCCAGGTCCTGCAGGAAGAGGCCTCGCAATGACGACGGCCTTCCCGCTCTCCTGGCCGGATGGCTTTCCGCGGTCGAAGAGCCGCGAGACGGGCCAGTTCCGGACGTCGCTGGCAGGCGCGCTGAACAACGTGCGCACGAGCCTCAACCTCTTCGGGCGCGACAGCGGCAAGCCTGTCACCGACGTCGTGCTGTCGTCGAACGTCTCGCTCGGGTGCGAGAAGCCGGCCGATCCGGGTGTCGCGGTCTGGTTCCGCTGGCAGGGCATGCAGGTCTGCATCCCGGTCGATCGCTACGCGACGCCTGCCGCGAATCTGCAGGCGATCCACCACGTGCTCGAGGCGCGCCGCGTCGAACTCCGGCACGGCACCCTCGCCCTCGTCATGGCGTCGATGAAGGGGTTCGCCGCCCTCCCCGCTCCGGCCGGCCGCCACTGGTCCGAGGTGCTCGGCGTCTCGCGCACGGCCGGCAGGGACGAGATCGAGGCCGCCCATCGTCTCCTCATCCGCCAGCACCACCCGGACAGCGGCGGCTCGGAAGCGGCTGCCGCCGAGATCAATGCCGCGCGCGATGCTGCGCTGAAGGAGCGGACATGATCGGCACCATCCTCATCTCGCTCCTCGGCTACGGCGGAGCGCTCTTCTTCATGTTCGCCTTCATCGTGTCCATGCGGAAGTTCGCCGCCGCATCGGCCGACAGCTACCAGGAGGAGCGGTTCGCAATCGCGGCCGTCATCTCCTTCTTGCTCGCCTTCGCGCTCGCCGCGCTCACCCGTCTCCTCGGAGGACTTTGATGGACATCGAGCGCGAATATCGCGTCGCCCATATGTGCTGCAGCATCGGCGGCGGCGCCAAGGGATTCCGCAAGGGCAGTGCCCGCGTCGGCAGCATGCGGGCGAAGTTCCGCAACATCGGCGGCATCGACGTCGTGCCGTCGGCACTCGCCGATTTCGAGCACATGGCCGGCTGCAAGGGCACGCTGCTCGACCTGTTCTCGCTCGACCAGTACCGCGCGTTCCACGGCAAGGAGCCGCCGCCGGGCTGGCGCGAGGCGACGCCGGCGGACATCCACCGCGCCTTCGGCTACGAGCGGCCGCACATAGTATTCATGTCGATGCCCTGCAAGGGCTTCTCCGGCCTACTCGCCGAGAAGGTTTCCCTCAGTCCGAAATACCAGGCGCTCAACGGCCTCACGCTGCGCGGCGTGTGGCTCCTGCTCGAAGCCTACAAGGACGATCCGCCGGAATTCCTTCTCTTCGAGAACGTCCCGCGCATCGCGACGCGGGGCCGATGGCTGCTCGACCAGATCCAGGCGATCTACGACGCCTATGGCTACGCATGGGCCGAGACGACGCACGACTGCGGCGAGCTCGGCGGCCTCGGGCAATCACGCAAGCGCTTCCTGATGGTGGCCCGGCACCGCGAGAAGGTGCCGCCGTTCCTCTATGAACCGCCCAAGCGCCGGCTCCGCGGCGTCGGCGAGGTGCTCGAGAAGCTGCCGCTGCCGGGCGATCCCGCCGCCGGCCCGATGCATCGCATGCCGAGCCTGCAGTGGAAGACATGGGTGCGGCTCGCGTTCGTCGAGGCCGGTTCCGACTGGCGGTCGCTCAATCGGCTTCGCGTCGAGGACGGCGCGCTCGCAGACTACGGGATCGCGCCCGAAGGCGACTGGCAGGCGAGCGTCCTCGGCGTGCGGAAATGGGAGGAGCCGAGCGGCACGGTCGCCGGGCGGTCGAGCCCGACGAACGGCTCGTACAGTGTCGCCGACCCGCGCTATGGCAACTGGCACGATGGCGCCTCCAGCGCGAAGCTCCGCGTCACGGACTGGAACGGCTCCTCGTTCTGCGTCACCGGCGCGCAGCACGTCGCCTCCGGGGCACTGTCTGTGGCCGATCCGCGCATGCCGCAAGGCTCCTCGGAATACGGCCAGTACGGCGTCCGGCGGTGGGAGGAGACGGCCGGCGCCGTCATCAATGTGAAGTCGCCGGGCCAAGGTGGTTTCGCCGTTTCGGATCCGCGTATCCCCGGGCCGCCCCGCTTCAACAACGTGTTCCGCATCGTGCCGTGGGGCAGCACGTCGCCGGCCATTGCCGGCCCCGGCGGTCCGGCAGGCGGCCTCGCGGTTGCCGATCCTCGCGCTCCGCAGCGCGAAAACTATAAGCCGATCAAGTACAAAGTCTCTGGCTGGGACGAGGCGTCTAAGACGGTGATCGGCGCCAGCCACGCCGGAGATGGCGCATTCGCGGTGGCCGATCCCCGTCCCGACTGCCTGCCGGCCGACCGGGAGACGTACCGGACGCAAGGGCACTACGGTGTCCGGCGCTGGACGGAGCCGACCGGCGCGGTGCCGGCCTATGCCAAGTACGACCGGGGCGCTTGGGCTGTCGCCGATCCGCGCGAGCCGCAGGCGTCGGGAGACGCGGGCGCATTACCGGCGCCCGACGATCGCCTCGTCGCCGTCATCCGCGCCCTCGACGGCACGTGGCACCGGCCCTTCACGACACTCGAACTGGCCGCCCTGCAATCGCTCGTCGATCCCGAGGAAGTCGGCACCTGGTGCCTCGCCGGCTCGTCGGACAGCGCGTGGCGTGAGCACATCGGCAATGCCGTGCCGCCCGATGCCGCGCAGGCAATCGCGGAGGTAATGGGCCGCACACTGCTGCTCGCCGAGATGGGCGAGACCTTTATGCTGAGCGCGGATCGCATCTGGGTGCAGCCGATCGAGGTCGCGCTCGCCGTCGACACGCCGGTGCCGGAGGTGAGGCCATGATCTGCGCCCACTGCAACACCGACACCGTCCAATGGACCGGCAGCATCCTGGCACCGACCGGGATCCGATGCACCGCCTGCGGCTGGAGCGCCTCAGGCCCGGCGCCCGAACCGGCACAGAACGAGGAGCCCGACGAGGGCGGCCCGTGCCCGCATTGCCGGACCATCGGCCTCGAATGGCGCCAGGACGAAGAAATGGGGGGCTGCTCGTGCCATCGGGGACACGCCCCCTGCGGCTACTGCCTGAGCGCGCACCTCTATTGCTCCGAATGCGGATGGGAGGGCGAACGGCCATGAGCGACATCAAGACCATCCCTGATTTCTCGCCGCCGATTTGCACAAGCGACCACTGCCGGCACTACAGCTTCGATCTCGACGGGTTCCTCTCCGGCACCGGCCCGCGATGCGCCAGGGGGATCGACATCTCGGGACCGGGCGAAGCCAGTCCTTGCCTGCCGGCTGGCAGCCAGTTCCGCGCAAGGATCGATTGCCCACTGCGCGAAGACTACACCGATGAGGAGCGCGCAGCCTGGCGCGCATGGGTCAATGAAAGCCTTGAGCGGGTCCGTATCGTCATGCCGGCGATCCCGAAGGGCCAGGGCGGCGTGATCGATTGCCCAGCCTGCAAGGTCGGCCGGGTGCATTGGTCCCGATCCCCGCGCAACGGCCATCTGCACGCCCAGTGCACGACGCCGAATTGCTTCTCGGTCATGCAGTAGAGGGCCGACGTCATGGCTTCCAACACCAAAATCGAATGGGCGCATCACACCTTCAATCCGTGGGTCGGTTGCACGGCCGTCTCGCCGGCCTGTGACCACTGCTACGCCGAAAGCTGGGCGAAGCGCACCGGGCAAGCACACCTCTGGAAAGGCGACCGCCGCCGGACGTCAGAGGCCAACTGGCGCCTGCCCCTGAAATGGAACCGACAGGCTGAAGCGGCCGGTATCCGATTTCGCGTGTTCTGCGCCAGCCTCGCCGACGTGTTCGACAACCAGGTCCCCCAAATCTGGCGCTCGGACCTGTTCGCCCTGATCGAGGACACGCCGCACCTCGACTGGCTGCTTCTGACGAAGCGTCCGCAGAACATCCAGAAGATGATCTGGCCGAAATGGGATGCCGGACTGCCCTGGAATATCTGGCTCGGCACGACTGCCGAAGACCAGCACGAGGCCAACCGTCGCATCCCGCATCTTCTGGAGGCGCCGGCGGCGGTGCGGTTCATCTCGGCGGAGCCGTTGCTCGGTTCGATCATCTTTGAGCCGTGGCTGAGCCGGATCGACTGGATCATCGTCGGCGGCGAGAGCGGCCCCGGCGCCCGGCCGATGCATCCCGATTGGGCCCGGTCGATCCGCGACCAGTGCGCGGCGGCGGGCACGGCGTTCTTCATGAAGCAGATGTGGGGCGCGGCCAAGTCAAAGATGCCGCCGATCCCGGGCGACCTCATGATCCGGGAGATGCCTCGTGCCCAGAGGTAAGCACAACAACCACCCGAAGGCTTCGCAACAACACCGATGGAAGCCGGGTAGCCGTGTCGGGAGCAATGGCTACGTCAAGGTGAGGGTCGGAAAAGGACACCCCTTGGCCGATCCGAACGGCTGGGCCTACGAGCATCTTGTGGTCTGGTGCGCTGCAGGCAGTCCGCGTCCGAAGCGCGACGAGATCCTTCATCATCGCAATGGGGACAAGACGGACAACCGGATTGCAAATCTGGAGCTGATGAAGCGTCGCGCCCACAACGCGCATCACCTCGCCGAAGATGGCCGCCGGTGCCGAGTGACAGGGCGGTTGCTCCCCCGCCGCCTCCTCGACGGCCGTGAGCACAACGACATTTCGGAGGCGCGGGCCAATGACTGACCGCCCGATCCCGTTCTCCCCGCCCATGGTCCGCGCGATCCTGCGCGAGATCGAGCAGCCCGGCACGGGCAAGACGCAGACGCGGCGGGTGTTGAAGCCGCAGCCCTATGACTTCCCCCACCCGGGCGATGGGCTCCGTTGCTGGAATGCCAGCGGCGTTGTCGGCGGGCGCATCTGCATCACCGACCGTGGCCTGCTTAATCTACACCGCAAGCCGCGCGCCGGAGACCGCCTCTGGGTGAAGGAGGCGTGGCGAGTATGGGCCGGTGTCGACAAACTCCCGCCGCGCGATCTCCGGACTGATGCGATTGTAATATACGGGGCTGGCGGATCGAGCGAGGCGTCCGAAGGATACCGTCGCACATCTGAATGGCCCGCATCCGAGAGCAGCAGGCCCAAGAACCTCGGTCGCTACCGCCACGCCCGCTTCATGCCGAGATGGGCGAGCCGCATCACGCTCCTCGTGACCGACGTGCGCGTCGAGCGCCTGAACGACATCAGCGAAGCCGATGCGATGGCCGAGGGGATGCCGGCGAGCGTGGCGAATAGCCCTCGCGTCTGGTTCATGACTCTCTGGAACAGCCTCCACGGCCCCGGCTCATGGGAGGCAAACCCCTGGGTGGCCGTCTACGGCTTCCGGCCCGTCCTCGCCAATATCGACGCCATGGAGGGGTGAGATGAGCCGTGAACACGACGTTGTGACGCTTTCAGGCGCCGAGTACGACGCCCTCCTCTCCGAAGCAGAGGAGGCAAAAAGACTGAGGGAGGAACTCGCCGCTCTCCGCGCCGCGCCGGCCGACCCAGCTATGTGGAGATGGCGCGGACCCAAAGGCGGCTGGATTGCGGACGAACGCAAACCATCGGCATGGGACGCGGAACCGCTCTACACCGCCCCGCCAGCGCCGGTGGCCGTGAAGCCGCTGGAGTGGCACGCGAGCACGTGGCGGGATAACTCATGGCTTGCCCCGCACGGATTTGGCGAAAACTACGTCGCGTATCTCAATGGCGAGACGTGGCGTTGCGTCGGTCATGATTTTCCCTCGCTAGAAGCCGCCAAAGCCGCCGCCCAAGCGGACTACGAGCGCCGCATCCGTTCGGCTCTTGTCGCCGCGCCGGCCGCTGAGCCGGTGGCGTCGCCTAGGTGTCCTATGCACGGCTCTCCGGACAACTTACCGGCGGAGTGCCCGTCTTGCGGGCGCGCGATTCATACCGGCTGCGGCCTCTATGACAGCGCGGATGGTGTGAGCGATCCGGAATTGGTCCTGGACGGCATCGCTGATGAGCTCCTGAACTGGGGCTACACCGACATGGCGAACCGCGAAGGCATCAGGACATTCATGTCGGAGCTGGCGACCCTGCGCGGTGACGATTACATCGCCGAACTGATCGGTAGAGCGCACGAGGCTGCCGTCAAGGCGTCGGCGAAGTACCCGCAGCCCAACTATGTGACGCTGAAAATCGCGGAGGAGGCCGGAGAGGTCGTTCGGGGCGCAGTCCACTACGCCGAAGGGCGCATGAACTGGTACGAGGTTGAAGATGAAATCGTGCAGCTGTTGGCGATGCTTATCCGCTTCGTCACCGAGGGCGATCAAGTCAATGGCGTGATTCCTCCGCATCTCGCTGCACCGGAGTTGGGGCGATGACAAACGCTCCCAAATTGCCAGAACACATCTCATCGGATGGTCGCGAGGTTTGGGCATGGGCCGCCGCGTTCTCGGCACATGTCCAGCGGCAAGATCAGATCCGCCGCATCTCCACAGACATCGTCCGCATCGGCACACGGTGCGTCGATTGTTCGAAGTGGATGAAGAGCCGGGAATGCCCGCGCGAACGGAATGTAAACGGGCGCAGCCAAGGACCGTCAGGCGACGCGCCCCGGTGCTCGGCTTTCACCGAATGCCATTTCGCCACGAAACGCCGAGATGAACTCCGGGGAAAGCTCGCCGCCCTGAAGGAGGGACGAGATGAGTGAAGTCGCCACTTATGCCGGGCCCCTCCGCGGCATGCACGTCTACCTGGTGCCGTCGGGCACGACTGTCATGGATGAGCGCTCGGGCGAGAGCATAGAGATTACGAACAACTCCGTCGCGATAAAAGGCAACGTCATTTGGTGCACGGCCGCTTTCGCCGAGAAGCTGCGGGCCGCCGTCCTCAGGGAGACGCAGGATGGCTGAGAGGCCGGATCCCATCCCACCGCGAGAGGTGCAGGAGCGCATGCGCACCGGCTGCCTCGTCGTGATCGCAGCCTGCCTGCTCGGGATCGTGCTGGCGCTCCTTGCCGAGCGCGCGTGGGGCGCCGAGCCGCTCATCGTGGCCGTCGACGGCGACACGATCCACGTCGACGACGAGCGCATCCGCATCGTCGGCCTCGACGCGCCAGAGACGTACCAGGCGCGGTGCGACAGCGAGCGGCAGCGGGGCCACCGGGCCACCGCCCACCTGCGGCGCCTGCTCACCGGCGGCACCGTCACCATCCGCCGGCAGGGCCGCGATCGCTATCGCCGCACCCTCGCACGGGTCTACATCGACGGCCGCGACGTCGCCGCGATCATGATCCGTGCCGGTCATGCCGTGCCCTATGATTGCCCGCGCGGCCGCTGCCCACGGCGCATCGACTGGTGCAGCGCCACCACATGACCCTTCCCCACCTGCAAAGAAGAGCTCGCCAGATGTGCGGAGCGGAAAGGCCTCCCTTGAATGACGACGAAATCCACAGCGGCTCTGCCGCCGGGGACAACGTCTGGTCCATCCCTCGATCCCGAATTGCGCGCCAAGGCAAAGGCCGCTTTGATCAGGTTCGTGGAGGCGCTCGCCGATCGGCAAGCTCTGATCGACCACGAGGCGGCGCTAGGCAAGGGTAGCCCCAATGACCAGACACGCTCGAGGAACCCGCGCCGCCGTCTACGCCCGGTTCTCGACTGACCTTCAGCGGGACCGGTCCATCGACGACCAGGTGGCGCTCTGCCGTACCTTCGCCGAGCGCAGTGGGTACGAAGTTGTCGCCACGTTCCACGACCGGGCGCGCTCCGGCGCATCCATCTTCGGCCGGGACGGCTTGATGCGCCTGATAGAGGCCTCGCGTGCGCAGGCCTTCGACATCCTGATCGTCGAGGCCCTCGATCGTCTCTCGCGCGACCAGGAAGACCTCGCCGGCCTCTACAAGCGCCTCACGTTCCAGGGCGTGAAAATTATCGCCGTGCACGACGGCGCGGCCGATCCGGTGCAGATCGGCGTGCGTGGCATGCTCGGAAGCCTCTACCTGCTCGATCTGGCGAACAAGGTGCGCCGCGGCATGGATGGCGTGATCCGCGACGGCCGGCATGCCGGCGGCCGTGCATATGGCTATCGGCCGATCCCGGGCAAGCCGGGCGAGCTCGAGATCGTCCCGGAAGAGGCCGAGGTGGTGCGCCGCATCTTCGGCCTCTACCGCAGGGGGACCTCGCCGCGCTCAATCGCCGCCATGCTCAACAAGGACGGCGTTCCGCCGCCGCGTGGCCGCGCCTGGAACGCCTCGACGATCAACGGCAACAAGGCGCGCGGGCACGGCATCATCCAGAACCCGCTCTACCGCGGCCAGATCGTCTGGAACCGGGTCCGCATGGTGCTCGACCCGGACACGGGCAAGCGCATCTCGCGGGTCAATCCCGAATCGGAATGGCGCTATGCCGACGCTCCTCACCTGCGCATAGTTGAGGACGGCGACGCAGAGGCAGCGATCCAGCGCAAGGCGGAAAGGACGCGGGACGTGACGCGTAAAGAGCCGCGGACAAAGAGGATGCTTTCAGGCCTTCTCAAGTGCGGGTGCTGCGGCGGCAGCATGGTCATCTCCGGCAGTGACCGTAGCGGTCAGCGCATCATCTGCAGCACGTTCAAGGAGAGCGGCTCGTGCTCCAATCGCGGTCGCTACTACATCGAGAAGGTCGAGCGTATCGTTCTGGATGCGCTTCGGCAGCAGCTCGCCGACCCTGACGTCATCGCGGCCTACCTCAAGCGGTATCAGGCCAAGAGGCGAGCCTTGGAAGCTGACGCGCGCCGCTCACGGGCCAACGTCGAACGGCGGCTTGCCGAAGTCGACACGTCGATCAAGAGGCTCGTCGACGCCCTTGCCGACGGCACGGTGGAAAAGGATGACGTCGCGGCGCGTATGGCAGAGCTTAAGGCCGAGCGCGAGGATCTGAACGCACAACTGAGGCTTGCCGGCAGCGACACTAATGTTGTGGAGCTGCATCCCCAGGCGATCGAGCGCTATCGCCAGAACGTTGCCGAGCTCGGGATGATCATGAGCGGCAGCAAGGAACTGCCCTGGGAGATCGTCGCACCGCTGCGCGAAGTCGTCGACAGCGTTATCGTGATGCCGCGCGCGGCGCGCGAGCCTTATGAGATCCGGATCATGGGTGTACTGACCGCCCTGACAGGGCAGCAGATCTGGCCATCCGGAGTTTCGGCTATAGAAGTGGTAGCGGAGGAGGGACTCGAACCCCCGACACGCGGATTATGA